GTATACCCCCTCTTGAAACGGAACCCGGTTATAGGGTCAGTCATTACCTACCCACCCTCCTAACGATGTATCTTCATCTTCGTTACCATGAAACTGCACAGCGGGGGCGGGAGCGGAAGCGTTGAGCTCGTGAATCCTGCGGCGAAGTGCCCCCCCTACACGCCATGCCCCGCACCCGTCTAGGGATCGGGAGCCGGCGGTGGACATAGCATTCAAGGCGCATACATTGGGGGGGTCTATATAGTACGCGACATTAGACGCTACCAGCTCGGTAACCCTGTCGAGATAGAAGCCGAGAAAGTCAGAAGCGCCACCAGAGTAATCGAACCAGTCGCACCCCGCTCGCATCATATTCATAACTCGGTTGTGTTCCCGCTCGTTATGAGATACCACGAGTGCTGGTACTCCCATGGCGGCGCACTCGAGGAGGGTCGAGCCGGGTGAGACGATAGCGAGGCGGGACCGAGATAGGGCCTGCCATACCGGGAGTTGTTTGACAGGGGTAGGGGTGACGGGTTCTCGATCCCTGTCTAGCGTTCCCGTGCTAGGCTCGTTGCCCGGTCCCTTGATAACTTGAACGCGCTCACATCCAGCCGACTCAGCGACTATCGGTTGAATGGCTGAGGCGATAGCATCCGTGGCGTGTGATGGGTCGACACCGCCCAAACATATGGTGATCGTGTCCTTGTCACGCTGGGCGTAGGGTACGGGGTCCGCAAATTCCTGACGTAGGATAGCGTACCGTAGACCGTAGTACTTGCCGGCTGCATGATCGCTTACGTGTGCATTCGCTTCCTTGGTACCGAGGAAAGCAAACGTCACGTCAGCCGTACCGCTTGACTCGGCTATGTCGTCGCATATGTCTACAGTTAGGAGCGCGCCACGTCCTACTGAGTAGCCCATCGGAATGTCACGTATTAATACATCGGCAGGACTAGGCCACGCGTTTCTGGGTCCATCAGCTAACCCCGAGCTGGTGACAAGAGCACGCGCCTCTGCACCCACCGTCAAAGGTAGGCTGATGTATGAGCCGGGTAGCTGAGCTGCCAGCGTTATGGATCGGTACACGTGTCCTAGCCCTCGGTCGCCGCCGCCTTCAGTGACTATGCAGACGTTTGAGTAAGTCATTTGCCTCCTATGCACTCGCACAACCCATAAAGCCCGCACTCAGCTTTAGGATCATCAGGGTACTTGCAATGTGTCTTGATCCACTTGTTGTGGAACAGCTGAGAGGTAGGCCCTACTGCGATTCGTATGCCCGCCTGCTCGAGCCGGCCGCACCAGTACATAATGCACTCCCGCGCCCATGACTCATCGCCCGTACCCATACCACGTAAGTCGTCTATTACGTGATTTGCCTTGCGATACGTTTCAAGCTTCTGCTCGTACTCGGGAGACCTCCGAGGGGATCTTTTTTTTCCAGCATAATCAAGAGGGTACCCCCCCTCTACCCATTCAGCGGCTTGCAAACGCGAGTCCCACAGTCCGCTATCCGAAAACGCAACGCCTACGATATGCACCGCGTCGAAATCGCAATAAAGTGCATAGGCTAGCAGGTAGGCAAACGAACCCGTGAAGTAGCGACGCGGCGTTAGTAGTGCCTCCTCTATCGACGCTAGTGGAAAGGCTCTTACATCCGCAGGTCTAGGTAGCAATCCTCCGCTCTCGTAGGTAATACCGTCCCACAAAGGGATCTGATCTCTGAATAAGTAGACAGGAGCCGCAGACTTAGAGAGCCATAATAGGTATTTGCGTCCATGACTCTCGAGCTCATGCTCTAGCCCATGCAGTGAGAAGTGACGTGTAATGGGCTTCTCGAGCGGTAGCGGTTGCACGTTGATAGTCCATACCTCGTCACCCTCGAGTAAGACAGCGTCGGCTAATTCAGGTGAGGGTAGGCAACCCTTGATGTATAGCGTTTTCATGGCAGAATGACCGTAGCAGGAGTCTCCCCATCAGCTAGCCGGTAGCCGTTACGGTGTCCCCATGTTTTGCGCAAGCGATTGATAGAGATCATGCAATCCCGACCATTCTTAGGCGACGTATAATGTACGTATTCGCTACCGACGTAGGTCACAATAACTACAGCCGAGTGTCTGGGATCTAGGTTCTTGAGCCTTGTACCTTTTGCAATTGTTGCCCTGCCAAAACCCGATCCTACAGAAATAACCGTTTCCATTTTACTCCCCTTCCTTTTGTTTTACTCCTCGTTTTGCTATCTGAGGTATGGACTATCAAACGTCGCTCCAATCCCAGTCCGGGACTCTCATCATCGAGCTCGTAAACCACAACTCAGGCCGATCCCTATGCGCTTGGATAGCCCACTCTACGAACTCGGCTGCATCCGCTACCCAGCACTCGGTACGACCTAGCGTCATACGCTGTATCACGCCCTCTTTCTCGGCCTGTACGTGTGCGGGTGTTACTTGCGTTACGTACTTGGTCGGATCTGCGTTAACGGATAGCGCGTACCTGCGTAGCATACTGCCCTTGCCTTGATAAAGACCTTCAAACACTTTTATCTTGCGCCAGTGGGCACCAGCTAACAGAGCCGCGTGGTTTGAAATGGTGAAGCCTGTGTCGTTAGCACGGAACCCGGTTTGCTTTTCAGCGCCTATGGATATCAAAAGCCCCCGGTTGCGAACTAGCCGATCGAATACAGAGCCGAGACCGTGCGCGTTAACGACGTCATCCCCGTACCCCCACACCCGCCTACCCCCACGCCCGCCTTTCGCATCGTGATAGACCGCGTAGCTCAGTACCGGATGAGTTGTGCGCCAAAACCGGGGATCTGTGCGCGCTGTCTCGGATATGACGCCCATTTGAGACGGCGTATCGTCTCGGCTCCAATATCCGCGTTCCGTCCAGCTCGTAAAGTCGTAAGTCGGGAACAGCAAGGTACCCGCGTCTACAGCTTTCACAAACGCGTCCACAACACCCTTAGGACCGTCCTCGACAGGCGCTAGCAGCTTGTAGGACGAATGCACCATCACGTGGCGGTTGCTTACACCCATAGCGTGCAAGTCGGATACTAGGTCCGCTTTAGACGTCTCGGCTCTTGTCTCGGCTATCACTGTCATATCCTACATGCCAATATTCGAGCATGAGATCGTAACGCGGGTAGTGAGGATAAGCCGAAGCCGGAACCCAACGGCACCCGCCAGCGCTAGTCATCTGACGTACAGGAACCCACTCCGCCCCCCTTATCTCCGACTCTAGACGAGCTATCCGACTCTCTAGCAGAGTTATCCGCTTCACAAGATCTAGTACGATCCTATTTTCGCTATTTCTACTCATGACTTCACCACACCCTTCTGCGGTAGAAAAATGCGTGATACCGGTATAAGTTTGAATTCACGCAGCCGATCTATATCAGCCTGCACACTCGAAAACGAACGCTTGAGTGTCTCCGCTATCTCTAACATGCTGCAGCCGTCGCAATACGACAACACGTCCAGTAAAGAACGCGACGGTGCAGAGGACCCGGTTTTCGAAATCGTATCGTACAAACCGCGCTTACCTAGCTGCGGCTCTCCTAGGACCCGTGTACGCCATACGCGATCGAGCTCTACCGCCTCGAGTACACCCTTTACAGCTATTACAGATTCGGTTATCTGCTTTTCGGTCACGTAGGTAAGATCGTCCGCCGACGTATGGTATCTGTATTCGTATTCCGGATCCTTGGGGTGCGTTTTCATGATCGTTGCCCAGGGTAAGTCGATACCAGGCGCACACCATTGGCGCTCGTCCGACATACGAGATCGCCACTTCAGCACGCGCTTAGACGCGTCTCCCATAGCGAGTGCCGCCTTAGCTATTCGACTCGCGTACGTTGGGTGTCGGCCTTGCTGGACGTAGCCGGTACCACCACCTCCCATGCACGTAAGAGTAAAGCCAGCTTTAACGTGCGCCTTGAGCCAGTCAAGCCCTGTCCACGACTCCGGCCCCTTTTGTTGACTCATCCAAACGAGCGGGCCTATCGTCTCGGGTGCGAGTAATATTCGCAAGGTGTATCGGCGCGGCTGACTACGCCACCACTTGACGATCTCCGTCAGCACTGCCGGACCTGAGCACTCGTTATTAGCCATGCCGCCTGTATGACAGATGTAGCTCGAGAGTACTATCTCGTCCGTCGTGTCGCCGGGTATAACCGCTTCGGCGTAAGTGAGGGATCCGTTAGCGCGTAGGCTGTCGGGCCATTCGCCGGGACCTAGGAATTCGGAGACGATCTCTATCGCGTATTCGGCTTTAGGATCGAGGGCTTCGTACTGGTTGTGCGACAGACAAATGCCCCACATAGGCGGATCCGCGTAGTAGGTCGTGACGTAAGGGATCGCGTTAGGCATTTCGCGAGGACCTACGTGTATGTGCGGATCGTTGTCTTCTAACCAGAGCGCCGTATCAGTACATGCACTGTAGCCAACGACGTGCAGCGGAGAATCGCCTTTCGAGGTATCGAATACCACGTCACCCGTATCCTTACGTTTCATGCGCGCTAGCTTAAATCGCCACTCAGGGGGTACTACCCAGTCATAAGCGCGGGTGCCGGATGGGACCTCCTGAATAGTTAGCAGGTCGTCGAGCTCGGTGTTGATGACGAATAACGCCTCACGCACGCCGGGACCGGTTAGAGATCGGGGTATGTGGAACAGCTTGGTTAGGAGCTCGTAAGGGGTCATGTAAACTCGTCCTCACCTTCGTCCCAAGGGATCTCACCAAAACCAGCCTCACTCTTATCCTTAGGATCCTCTTCAGCCCAATTGCATTCGGGGCAGGATGCAGGTCCACACTGCACCTCTCCTATGCCTATATCGACAGTCGGGTATTCGACAGTGTTTCCACACTCAGGGCACCTCACCTCACGCCTGCCGAGCAGAACCCGAATAGAAACCCCAAACCGAACACAGTAAAGATCACGAAGAGAACGCTAGCCACTATGCGTGCTCCGCTAGGAAAGTCGATCGAATAGTCACTCACGGTTTCCCCTTTACTCTGTCGAGGTAGCGGTTAAACGCGCCGAGCTCCATACCGAGAGCACCAGCTATCCGGTTAGCGGCTTCTAAGCTCGGGCGCGATTTGCCGCGCAGCACTTTCGATATATGAGCAGGATCATAGCCAGATATACGCGCTATGCAGGTCTGACACCGTGTCTCGGAAGGCGGCATGGGCTTAGAGGTGCACCCTCGAGTAGCACACCACCGGATAGCCACCGCTAGGACGCCTCATCCGCCACTGGAAAAGGCAGTATTGCGGCCCCCTCTACAGGTTTCTTGGTAATGCGCACGGACTCCGAACCCTCACCGCGTTTCGTGCTCTTTTGGACCACATCGATAGTGACGCCGTTTTTCAACAGGAGCTCCCGAGAGATAGTACTTCGCCCCTTAGTCCGCACGTGTGTAGCTACCCACTCATCGCCCAGGATAGAGTCCGCCTCTACGACTTCCATGAGCCCTTGGATAGCATCGGATAGGTCGCCCTTCTCGGTTTTGAGTGTCTTGATCTCGGCTTGTATCTCTAGATGCCGACCACATAAATCCGAGAAGCCGGTATCGTTTAGATCCGCGTAAACCTCGAGAGGTACAGCCGGCCTTGCCTCCGGTTCGGCCGCGGGTTTACGGCTACGGGTTGTTGTCTTGACCTTCTTACCTGTCTTGGCTTTCTTGCGCGTACTCGCACGTACGGGCTTCTTTTTCATTTTCTTTAGGACTCTTTTTTTCTTAGCCACGTTTACTCCTTCTGATTTCCTTTTGTTTTGGGAACTGCAAAACCTTGGGCCCCCTGCACTCTACCGTACACGACAAGCAAGCGGCGCAATGGATACCACGGGCGGACGTAAGGTAGAATGTATCGCCAGTACGGAAGGGTCGACCGCAACACGGACAGTTGGGTACATATTCGCTGGCTATCATCCTTTCAACCCGCCCCACCTTTTAGCCATCCCGCCTTTAGCTTCTACAGGTACGATCAGCTCAAGCGAGTGCTTGGTTAGCGCTTCAGTAACAAGCGGATCCATTACTTCCCACAAGTGCTCGGCAAACATAAACATCAGCTCGTCGTGTATCTGTAGTAACCACTCAACGCGCACATGCGCAGCCCTAAGAGACCGTACGTAGGGTTTGAGCCAAGCCATGGACTTTTGGATCATGCCTTGTGCCCCGCCTTGGACCTTGTGCGACATAATGAAGCGCTCCGCCTCTGCCCGTGTATACGAGTCGTCCGACCATATCTCAGGTACGTACCGAGGCATACCCCAGCAATCTCGAACCACACCACTCTCGCGCGCTTCGTTGACACACAGCTCACTGTACGCAGGAACGCCCTTATAGAGCTTGAGCCATTCAGCTATGAGCTCGTCGCACTTGTCGACAGTCCACCCCTTGCAACCAAACATGCGTAGCTGATCTAGCAACCCGTACCCTTGAATGCCGTAAAGGATGCCGAACCCCGCACGCTTGGATGGGTAGCGGTGCTCGAGCTCATCGACGTCGGCTAGAGGGATACCGAATACAGAGGCAGCGGTTTCGGCGTGAATGTCGCGGCCGTCGCGGAACAGCTTAACGAGTAGCGGATCGCGCGAGACGTGAGCAGTGTAGCGCATCTCGATCTGACTCAGATCCCATGCACCGAAAACACAGCCCTCGTCCGCTTCAAAGCCGTTACGCAGCCGCTTACCTAGTTCGTGTCGGATAGGGATAGCTAAAAAATTGATACCCTTGGCAGCTATCCGACGCGCCGTGGTACGAGTCGTTAGGATCTTGGTGCGTACCGGGTGATGATCGACGCCAAGGGGAAAGGTCTCTATCAAAGGACGACAAAAGCCGGTATCCACCTTCTGCAATTCGCGCCATTCGATCACGTTTTTAATGGCGTCGTCGGTGAAACGGAAGTGCTCTATTGACTCTTTACCGGTTGAGATCTTACCCGTGGGAGTATGCTTCTCGGGAACGAGACCGCGACGACGTAATAAGGTTGCGACGTCTTTAGGGCTCCCAGGGTTGAAGGGGCGGTTTTCGTAGTACTTAACCGCTATGTGTACTTGACGCTTGTCCATTTCCGTGCGTACGTGCTCGGATAGATCCTCGAAGTGCGTCTTACGCGCGGGTATGCCATTCGATTGCATTTCCTCGAAAACGGGTAGCACGTCCATGCCGTCGCGATGGAGATCGGTAAGATCATGCGTTTCTAGTGCAGGTACTAACGCGCGCATGAGACGTAAGGTAGCGTCGGGGTCGCGGGCTGCGTAGCGTACGGCGTCCTCAAGAGGTAAGTCGCCTAGTGTACCTTCGGGCATGGGACCCAGTATGTCTTCCGCAGGCTCGCGGAGGTCGCGCGGCGTTTGCTTCGTCCACCGCTTGTAAGGGTCTGTACGGTTGCCGTCCTTATCGAGCTTCTCGCTGTAGTAGTCGACGAGTATTGATTCAGCCCTACGGCGCAGCGGTTGGGGTTTGTAGAGTCTAGCCGTGCCGTCGTTATCCTGGATGATGCGGGGCTCCGGGTCCGGGGTATCTAGATCCGACACAGCTACCAGGTAGTCGATCTGCTTTTCTAGTCCTACGTCACCTACTACGTCCTGATAAGACTTCATCTCCATACCACACCAACGGTAGGCTAGCGGTTTTAGACCTTGGGGCTCGACGCGTAAGACGTAAGCCGCGTACATGGAATCCCATAGGTGCGCGTCATATAGATCGAGTCCCATGACGCGACACATTTCTAGGTCGTACATGCCGTTATGGATCGCAATGGTGGTGCCCGAGTCGGCTACACGTTGTAGAGCTTGGATACCGGTTGCAAAGTCGGGTTGCGTACAGCGAAGGACGTAGCCGGTACCTGCGTAGACGGACACCTGAATGGACCACGGGTTGCTTGGCGTTCCCTCGGTATCTACAGCTAGGGAGTACGGGATACGATACTTCGAGGGTACCGGACCGAGAGCCCGCACGTCGCTTGATCCAAAGCGCTCTAGAGTTATGGCGGCCAACTGCTCGCCCGTGACATCCAAGTATTTCTCACGTCCGACGTACTCATCAACCGCCGGCTCCGCCACCCGCCCTTTAATAGCCGCTACCGCTTGCGCATAGTCCCACGCTATCAAGGTCCTAGCGCTCGAGTCGTAGAAGCCGCCGGCTGGGTGGAAGCACGGCATAACGATCGCCTTGGATGCTCTCGGCGACTTATGCGGTATTCCGTGTACGTCAGCCATGTAGACGTGCTTACCTAGAAACCAGCGGGTAGCGTATGCGCCGATCGTGAGTATGATATCCGGCTTGCAATCGTCCACCTCCCGCTGCAAGGTAGCCGACCAGTACTCAACGTCTTCAGGGTTGGGATCTAGGTTGTGCTCATCGTAGGACTTGCAAAGATTAGTAACGTACGCTTGATGAGATGAGTAGCCGTGTAGGCGTAGGTAGTGCTCTTGGGCTTTGCCGGATGGGCCTACAAAGGGGCGGCCTTGCTCGACTTCCTCGCGTCCGGGGCGCTCGCCTACGATCATGACCCGGTTCGGGGAAGTGCCGCGCCCATGTACTTCGATAGCGTGTTCAAGGTGCGCGTCACGATCGCGTGTGCGGGTGTCGGCTGTCACTTTCACGGCAATTAGAAAGCTAACACACGACGTGACTAGCTGTCAAGTGGCTATACGGCAGCGTTTGCACCGGGGTTGCGGTTGCAGCCAAGGCTCGTCTCTAAGATGGTCGACAGCGGAGACGCCGGTATTACGCATTTTTCTGCCGCAGAGAGTTAGAACATGAGATCCGTGCGATCGGGTAGAGACACGGGGCTTGTGCCACATATTAGGGCGGCCGTCGATAAGAATCCAGAGCTCAAGAGTGTCAGGTCTAATGGGTCCAGTGCGTAGATTCAAGACGCCCTTACCCCAGCCCTTGAGCTTCACTTCCTTGCGCCCAACGTCACGGTTTTTTCCATACAGTGGGTACTCGGCCTGATCTGGTGATGTGTCTAATAGCGTCGGTCATCGTGGCGCAACATGACAACACTTCGAGATGAGCCGTAGCGACCCGGTGAACTTCGGCAGCGTACTTTCTGTGAGCGGGTATCTGCGTCCGTCTTCTAACTCTGCGGTAGCGCTTGTCCTTGCGTTCAGAGATCATCGAATAGCCCCTTTCAATCAGGCTCATTATTTTGTAGACAAGAGCATATATAGCACTCGTGCGTAGCTTCCCTAGGGCAACGGGAGCAGCGAATCGTTGCAGTCATCTAATAGCTCTTTCAACCGCCTTCGCTACCACCTTACCGATCCCCTCTATCTCTTCCCACTGCTCGGCTGTAGCATTCATCATGTCTCGTATGCTTGAGAAGTGTCTTGCCGCAGCTACCGCGCGCTCGAAGCCTACTCCCGGCAACTGTTGGGCCACCCGCGCGCGCTGTAGCACGTCCGGATCTAAGCCCGGCAAAAGGCTTATCGTACTCGAGTTGTCAAACGTATGTAGCGCCCTGTGCTTGTCCCACGGCTTCGACCACCACTTCTCGAGAATGCCAAGCCATAGAGCCGCATGGGTTATGGACTCTACGTGCTTCAAGCGTACGCCTACAGCGCTCAGAGTCAGTAGGAAGCTGTCGAGATACGAGTACGGTATCAAACGCGATCGGCTAATGGGTATGGATCGCCACTCGTAACGCTTGCGTCGTTTGGTGTAGCGGTAAGTCTGTAGCTCGCCCTTGCGCCCCGATCGGTAATGACCGTAGTACAGAAGGTAGGAGATATCGTAGTGCTTGAGCATAGCCGGGAGCTGGGTTGCTTGTAGGCGTCCGGTTGCGGTGGAGGAGAGTAGATCGGATATGGTTTTCAGCTCGACGCCTATGAGTAGAACCGAATCGTTAGGACCGTTGCCGGTTATAAGGGCATCGCCAGAGTCCAGGCGAGTGAGTTCGGAAGTTGAGGTAAGGGGCGAGTAGCCTATCAGATCACGGGAGCCGGCACGGTCATCTATCAGCACTTTACCATTCTGCCCCTACTCCCGCGATCTAAGCCGAGTCCCGCCTGCCTCACCGAACCGAACCGAGTCATACAATACCGTGCCCTACCTGACCTAACCTCGTCTGCCGTACCAAACCACGCCCGGCCCAACCCAGCCTCGCCTCACCTGGCCAGTCCGTGTCTCGCCTGCCACGCCGGACCCGACCGCACCATACCCTACCGAACCTGACCAACCAGACTATACCCAGCCGAACCTACCGCACCTGCCACGCCTTACCGAACCTCGCCCAACCCTATCGTACCAAGCCCCGTCGGGCCGTACCTGCCTTACCTAACCTTGCCGCGCCAAACCGGGCCGGACCCCGACTGCCGAGTCAAGCCTCACTCGACCCCACCAAGCCGTACCGCGCCTTGCCTTTGCCTGCCTCACCAGACCAAGCCACATCTCGCCTGATCTCGCCCGACCAGACCTAACCCGGCCGCACCTGCCTTACCAGACCATACCTCACCCCGCCTCGCCCAGCCTCACCAGACTGAACCTCACCTCGCCCTGCCGCGCCATACCCGCCAAGCCGCGCCCGACCGAACCGGGCCGCATCTAACCCTGCCGTCACTCTTCGCCCTTGTCCTTCAAACGCTTAACCGTCTTCTCGATCTTCTTGCTAGCAGCTCGAGCGTTACGTATAGCAGCTGCCAAATCAGCCTTCATACCAACCGCCTCCGCTATCTCTTCCGCTCTCGTCAAGTGTGCGTTAGCCCGCGTAAATTCGTAATTCAGCATAGCTAACGCACCTTGTGGATCCTTTTGTATGCGTTCGAGCGCGACATAGCCCTGTTCGGCCGGCTGCACATTAGGGTCACGCACATAGTAGGGAGCGGCGATCGTGTGTCTTTCAATTGTGACGACCACCTTGACACTGCGAATGAGTACCCGAGCTTGGTCCAGACGGTGGGCGTGTCCGGCCTTGGCGTCATCCCATTCGAACTCTGAGTGCAAAGCGCTTCTGGGATCCCTTGCGACGTCGATAACATTCTCAGGCGTTATGCAACCTTGATCATCTTCTAGTGCACGTATGGCGTTTTCTACTAACGCGCGTCTTTTGGTGTTGGGCATGTTCATTTGAAAACCTCCTGATAAAAGATTCAGAGCTGCCGCTTTTAACTTTCAAGCGGCAGCTCTGAATCAAAATGGGTTAGCCCTGAAGACGAGCCTCGTCGTGCGTCTCATCTTCACCGTTGTCTACGAAGGCATTACTATCCGACTTGGCAAGGGTACCGATAGGACGACCCTTTTCATCGAAGCCGCGATTCGACAACTCACTATGGAACCACGTAAGTAGCTTAGCCGTCTCGCCGTCGTAGCAAGAAGGGTTCAGCAGAGCCGAATCCTGATCTTCGCGTCCGCCGTTTTTCACGATCCGCTTGAATTGACTGTCGCTCTTGGGCACAAGCTTGAATTGTCCGTAGCTGCCTGAACCTTTCTCTGGGCGCCAGTCTCCTACACCCCGAATGAGTCCCGAAGCGGCCAACAAATTACTAACCGATCTCTCGCGTAGCAGAGGCATAGTGTACTTGATGCGAAGGATGCAGGCCCATTCAGGTATGATCGCACGGGTACGGACGTCCGGAGTACGGGCCATATTGGCGCTACGTACGAAACACATGTGCAATTCAGGGACACCGTAAATGTGCACATAGCTCCCGTTGCGATAGTCCCCCTCCACGTATGTCAAGCGTCCGATCTGTGACTTGTTGACATCCGGCATGTCGATCGCCGCATCGCGCAAAGCACTCTTGAACGACGTGGCTAAGATCGTAATGCGTGTCGGTGCATCACTCTCGGTAGCCCGGTAGATGCTGTCGCGGTACTCCTCAGGCGGATTATGCTTTAAAGTGGATCGTTTCTCGGCGTCCGTCTTCCGGCCCTTGGGCAAAAGCAACTCGTGCGCAGCCTTCTCGGACATAGAGTTACAGATCAGAGGCGTGGTACCGACTATATGGAAGTCGATACAACCTTGTGTGATCTCTAGAACTGGGATCTCTTCTTGCGCGTTTGGTTTCTTCTTTGCTACTGCCATTTTTTGCTCCTTCTTTTCGTTGTACTTCAAAGAGAACCCACCATTAGGATCCCTTTTGATCTCCTCGTACCTTTCCAACCTTACGGGCTGTCCTTATTCGTTTTCTGCTCATCCTTTCTTCCTCCTTTGCCTTGCCTGCCATGCCCTATCAGACCAGACCGAACCTTACCGAGCCACGCCGGGTCGTACCAGACCGCGCCATATCGCGCCTGCCTTGCCTGCCTTGCTCTACCACGCCGGATCGCGCCCGACCTAACCGGACCTCGACCTGCCTGCCTTGCCCCACCACACCTTGGCTCACCACACCCAATCGTGCCGTGCTCTGTCTGCCTCGTCGTACCTTGTCTGGCGTCACCCAACCATGCCTTGCCTGACGTCACCACACCTCGCCTGCCCTGCCCAGCCGGACCTGACCCGACCAGGCCGCGCCGAACCGTACCCAACCCCACCAGACCCGACCTCACCGAGCCGCGCCTAACCTCGCCGGGCCGTGCCGAGCCTCACCAGCCGTACCCAACCGTACCGAATCCGACCGAGCCATGCCACACCGAACCGTGCCTCATGCTGCCCAGCCCGGCCAGACCACACCTGCCCCGCCTGCCGTACCTAGCCTTTCCGGACCATGCCATGCCTGCCTCACCGAACCTTATCCAGCCCGACCTGACCGTACCGAGCCCTGCCACCACCGCGCCTGCCTTGTCTTACCATGCCGCATCGCGCCTGACTGGGCCATACCCGGCCCCGCCCGGCCCCGCCTGCCTCACCTGACCTCACCTCCACCGAGCCATTCCACGCCTGGCCGTGTCTTGCCCCGCCCCGTCTCTCCGTGCCCCGTCTGCCTGACCTAACCAGACCGCACCCGACCGCGCCGTACCATACCGGGTCTCGCCCGCCATGTCGCCTCACAACCATTCTTCCTCGTCTGTCTCGGTTACCAAACTCATAATGTAACTGAACCGCACCTCATCCCCGAAGACTTCCATGCCTTCGATAAAAGCATTAAACCAACCCTTCTCGATCACAGCCGAGAACACAACTCCGCCGTCATCGGCATAAGTCTTATGTGTACGTACGATGACATCCGCCATGTAGGGGATCTCCTTTTGCCCAGCTCGAACAGTGCGACCCGTACGCTGGCCCATGGATCCTTTGTCGGTTTTCTTTTCTATGTACTCGTCCTTGGCTTGCCCTATGGTGATGACGTTGCAGCGCTCGGTTAGCCGATGCCGTTTGATGACGCCGCGCCACTCTGCGTTGACGGGACCGTAGAGGTTATCCATGCGCCCCTTAGGTGCAAGAGTGCCGAAGCGTGCGAGGCGTAATATCTCCCACGCCTCGGTGTCGGTATCCATGACTACAGTCTTGGCCCAGTTATCGACGCCGTCATTCCAAGCAACCTTGAGCGCTTCCCATTTGGGGTTTGCTTGCTCGGCTATCTGCTGGGGGCTGCCGGAGAAAACGCCGCCGAAGTTGACGACGCGGATCACCTTCTCTTTTGAGTGCTGCTGTACCACGCCGTCGATCTTCTCAGCCGTGTGGGCGAGTCCGATAGGACCAGGTGCGGTAAGAGCAAGAGAGGTGCGCCCGGTGCCGGTATCACCGTAAATACCCATATGGGTAAAGCGGCGGACGAACTCGGTGGGGGCGTCCTCCCAGATGACAGAGGGGTCGGGTCTGAGGTGCTCCGGCGTCTTGGCCACGGTGAGGGGGCTCCTTTAGTCGCTAAGGGGTAACGAGCTCAGGCTTGTAATTCTCTACCTCATGCCTGAACTTCTTATAGCTCTCACGCGGTATCCACGTAATGTGTCGACCGCGTATGAGGAAATTCTGAGCCCCATTCTTTTCCGCACATTCCATAAAACCCGGAGGAGAAAGCCCCCAGGAGGTAGTACGCCCATCACGTAGGGTTTTACGGACGTCCTCGGGTAGCTGTGAATAAGGGGTATCATTGGGCAACATAGCGACTGTATAGCGTTGTTCCTCTGTTAGCAGCTCGGTTTCGGGCTCATCAGTCATGTCGTCCGGATTCATAGAAGCGACTACCCTCTCGTTTTCATCACTTACGAAGTCTTCAGGATTCATAGAGGCGGGAACGGCGTCTGTGCGCTGTCCCGTTTTAGTCACTTGCTGTACCTCCGGCTGCTCGTTAGACGTCTCGGGTGTCCCATTAGCGGGTATACTCTGCCTACCCCCAGGTGAGACATTCTGTCCCCTGCCCCGTCCCTTGCCCTTTTTCTTATTTCTGTGCCGTCCGCTAGTCGTCAAGGTACCTCCTATCGACGGGTCGGTCCATTCCCCGTAAATGGTATTGAGCAGCTCTAAGGCGTCGTCATAGAATACGCCTATATCGGCGTCCGGATGTATGAGCACGGCTACGAGGTCGTCGTCAGCCCTGATCATAAAATGCTGTTTGCAGCCCGAGCGGGTGATCTTCTTGCGTAAGGCGTTGTACTCGTTTTTGGTAGACGCTAACTCAAGTCTGCAACGGTTGCCCCAGCTGTCGGTAACGGCCTTGTCGCCGTCGCGCGCTATCTTCACCGTTTCGATCATGTCGTCGGCACATGCTCTACAGGGGCGAAAGGCCCTCTCTACTACATTGGGAGCAGCTAGAAAGTAGCGGACGTAGTGCTGAAAGTTGCAGCAACGCAGGGGTTCTAGATCGTTGGGATCGCGGGTGAGGTAGTCGGTAATGCGCTGTTTGTAGTCGGGCAGGTTGGATCGGCGAGCTTTTCTAAGCTTGATCTTTAGGTCTAATCTACGTTGTTTTTCCCGGCGGCTTAGCTTGCGCTTCGGGGACTTCGCTACTGTCATTGTCGCTGTCATAGCTGCTCCGTTTTCTTTCGCACGTCTTACACCAGGTCTCAGGAAGATGGTAGCCCTTCGGTGTCTTGTTCCAGTACTCAAGAGGCGCAGACGTGCGCATGACTACCATGTTGCATAGAGAGCGGTACGGTAGGTCAGGCGTAGAGAGGTGATAATGCCATACGCCGGCTACGCCTTCGGTTATGATGTACTCAGCTGCTTCAGCCATCACCGGCTTAGACGAGAGCGGTTCGTATCTCACCGTTTTCCCCTTAGGACTTTCCCGTTTGTAACCAGCATGCGCCAATTCTCGTCCAGTTCGGCTCGACTAAATTCTACCTCATAAACTTTGTAGTCGGGTAGCCGGTTCTCGCGGTAGTCGCCGTTAATGTGGCATACGTGGAGTCTGCCATGTGGCGTACCCACTAGCTTGCAGTAAGCCATGAGCTGAACCCAGTAGCGCCAGTACTTGACGTCTTCGGGATCCCAGCGAGAGGACATCCAGGTAAGCTTGATCTCGATAACCGTGAGCGCGCCTACCTGGTTATCTAGCAGATCAGGCGTCCCTATCAAGCCGTCTAGCTCGAACTCACCGGGTTGCACAAAGCTGTCATCTGAGCTTGCGTATCTAGCTGCTAGCGCATGTACAACCGCGTCCTCGAATACCGAGCCGAGCTCCATTCGCGTCTGCTGCTCGGGTGTCATAGAAGACGTAGTAAAATGGCCAAGCTTGATGCACAGCTCACGAATGATCCAGGAGACGTGGTGGGTCTCGTCGCCCGATCGCTGCATGGGTACGAGCTCGGATAGGCCGGAAGCTATTAGCTTAGGCGTCATAGCGTTTCAAACCTCGGAAGTGGGGGCCACGGCGGCCGGTACCTGAGAGACGCAACAGAGAGCGTATTAAGACCCTCCACCTTGTCGGCTTCGTCAAGCCCCGGCAAGCGACTCTCGCCGCCGTGTTTGTAATCCCCCACCCTACCGGCACCCTATCCTAGAAACAGGGTAGCCGAGTCCGCGTCAAAGGTTGCGCCATCGACCGCCTCAAGAAAAGCCAAGTCGTTAACGCGCTTCACAGCTTTTGCTTTTTCGGCACCAGTAAATGACTTGATAACCGATCCCGCTAGCTTGGTCTTCGGTATCCCTTCCTCAGACTCAGCCAAAGCTACCAGCAAGACTTCCGAGAGACGTGCATCCAGATCGCTATCTGCTGGCCCGGCCGAGCCGTGCCCCGGTAGCGCCTTGCCCTTGCCCGTAGCAGCTGCAACTCTACCCGCTCCAGCACCCGCAGGCGCAGTCTTGATCTCGGTGACAACGAGGATGTCGTTGCTCCTCTGTCGGCCGTCCGATCCCACGGCTTCGACTTGAATGCCGGAACGCTTGCGTTGAGGCACCCGGTTGAAGTGTCCGTACAACCCCTCGACCCACTCGACCGAAGCGCCTAGATCCTTTTTCGCAAAGCCGGCATCTAGACACGCCAGCGTGAAGTGCGCCCAGTTGGTATTGTTATTCATTTGCGACTTGTTATCCGTAGGCAAGGCGTACACGCCCTCTTCGGCTGGGTTGACGCCGTCCATGGTAGGCGAGAAGTGCTCCGGGTTGCCGCTCGAGTAGTGTTGAGTAAACTCGTCGTCGTCGTCCGGCTTGATAGCAAGGGCTACAGCTAGAGTGCGCTGCCCCTTACCCTCGTAGTCGAAAAAACACAAACGGGCCCTGGTTACCAGCCCGTCGAAATCGTCCATCAGCCCGCCGGAAACCATGTTATCCGGGTTCATTGACGCTACGCCGGGCGGGTCTTTTCTTTTAGGTGCCATAGTGGGTACTCCCTTATGGGGTAAGAGGGGGACGGCTGTCAATACGCGGGAGTGCGTTTTCGGCTGTCACCATTTTTGTTTTTAGGTGTCGGGTTTTAGCTACTGCTAACGAATACCATACTTGAGCCCTCACGTCAAACAGCGAACATCTTTAGTCAAGCTAACTCTCATACGGTTACCCTATCTTTCCACGCCTTTTGAAACCACTCTGGGAACATATCCCGCGACTTGTGCCGAAACCAAAACCAATGGTCGTCCAGAATATACGACGTACATTCGTCATCTACTGACCTCATACCGCGCCCCACCTGCTGAACAACACGCATTGCGGTTATGTAATCGAGGTAGCGCTTATCGGACTTAGCGCGCGCTTGGATGATCGGGGTTTTGGAGTACACAAAAGGCACCTTCACTAGGATCTGAAACCGGCATTCGTCTAGCGGGAAGTCGTATCCTTCTTCTACAGATGGACTCAACAGTACGGTACCGGGCTTAGCGCGCTTAAACTTATTCACCGTCTCTTTCGTATTGTTGGATTCATGAGTTAGCAGCCGGCTTTTGTTGGAGCTGCGATTTGCTATCTCCCAAGCGCGTACAAAGCTGACCGCGTGTATGATGCCCTTTTGACCTAGACCGATCGCGTGCTTCTCAATGATTCGATCGATACGGTTTACCAGCTGGCGCATGCCGCCTTCATTAATACGGTGATCGACTCGAGCAGTCGGCAGGTAGATCAGCGGCCGGCGCTTGGGATCGAAGTGCGAAGCGTATTCTTGAAAGCGCGTACGGTTCTCAGGTAGTCCTAGATAATCTATAACCCGACGATGCAGTACACCGGATACTAGAATCACCTTATCGATATCTCGGAATAGGTAGCGCTCCGCTTGCTCTTGTACCTCGTCGCGCGTCCATATAGGGATAGCACGCATACGGCCTTTAGCGTCTCTTGTAGCGTCTATCACATACCGAGACTCGTCCTCGTAGTGCTTGCGCGACCGACACGACGATGGTTTAAAGAGCTTGATGCGGGACGCTAACAGTCCGTCTGGCGCTTGATGCGCTTCGTCCAGGATGAGTAAATCGAACGTACCGACATCGTCCTTCGGGTGTCTCGTTAGCCAGTAGGCGTAATTTGTTACCACGAAGCTCGAGCGTTTAGCTGCGTTCCTCTTTCTCCAATACTTTAGCTGTACAACGTCACCGATAGCACAGTAGCTATCTTTACCGCGTATGTCCTCGAAGCCCATTTCACCGAAGTCACGCTCTAGCTGCTCTTGAAGCATTTTGGTTTTAGTGACGATCACTGTGCGCCCTGCATCGAACAGGATAGCGGCTGCTACATAAATGACGGACTTTCCAGAACCCGTAGGAGCGGATAGAAGATCGAAGCGGTAGTCACGCTCGGCTAGAGAGTGGACTAGGTCGGCTTGGCCGGTTCGGAAAGCGGTAAACTTTGCAGGTAGACCTAGATCGGCAGGCGTCATACTCTTAGGTCGGCGAGGTCACTTTCCCAAAATAAGATGCGGCGATACTAGCGTAACTTCCTCTAGCCCACGAATGAGATCGGCTTGCGCTACGATGAGCTTAGCTTGCGCCTCTATGATCTCGGCTGCGTTGCCGTGTGGTCCCGCGACGGTTGCGCTCTCGGCAGTGCACGGCTCACACGGTGACGCATTGTGGGCCATTACTAACGCTCCCACCAGTACACCTGCTAAAACTCCCAGCCAAAACCCCCAAAACGAAACCCGGTAACGTGTAGCTGTCACCGCTCCACCCCATCTCTCGCTTTCAAATCACCTATCTGCATCACTAGCTCTTTCCTGGCGCGCGTTGCCGCTACGTACATTAGGTTAGTCTCCTGATCCTTCTGCCAGCTCTTCTTAGCCCACTTGGACGGCATATAGATATCGAAGCCGAGAATAAAAACCCGATCCCACTCGCGCCCCTTCGCCTTGTGAACTGTCGAAAGAATGATCGTGCTAGCCTTGCCCTCGCTCGTCGTGTTTTGGAACATACCGTCTATCTTAGCCGTCAACTCGGCTACCGTGTCGCATCCGTCCGTGATGACTAACAAGGTATCAATACGATCGTTGAGAGCTTCGATAGCGTAGTCAGCTTCCCGAGCTCGTAGCCGCTCAGTCTCTCGGATGCGGTACGCCTCGAGGTTTTTAATAAGCCCGGCTACCGATTGCACCTTCCACTGAGTCGCCATGCGGATCAATCCTTGCCCTATGTCGTGTCCCTCTACATGACACCCCTTGCCGCGTCGTGTAAGGGCAAGGGCAAGCGACACTAGCGGCCGGGTATTGCGGCACAATATGGCGTCTCCGGTAACTAGATTGCACTCTTCGAGTGCGGCAGACGTAGTGTACGCGAGTCCCTCGGGTGCCGACTCATGAGCTTCGATATGACTAACCCACTGCTGGGCTACCCGTACAACAGCTTTCGGGCATCGGTACGTGGTGGTAAGGGGTAGCGAAGTGCAATCGAACTTCTTAATAATGATATCGATCGCGTTCGCGTCCGCTCCAGTGAAACCGTAAATCGCTTGGTGTCTGTCACCGACCCAGATAGTACGCGCGTCGAGTGTACATATTTGAGAGGACAGCATGCGACGTACGGTATTCGTGTCCTGGGCTTCGTCCACTAGAACCCAGTCGTAGTACGTGAAGCTAGCACCCTGAGTAGTGACAGGAAGCCAGATCATATCGTCGTAGTCGATAGTATGTGAGCCGGCTTCGCGCGACCATTCGAGGCACCTCACCGCATACTTACCTAAGTCTAAAACGACATCCGCTATCGCTTCCTGATCCATGCCTCGTGTATCGACATCAGCTATGACGTCATGACGGTCGATCAGGTGGTCTATAAGCACAAACGTCTTTTCTGTCTCCCTGTGTCGGGTATCTTCTGCGCCTGCCTGCTTAGCTAACGACACAAGCTTCTTGACTGCCGGCTGTAGAAGATACGGCACCTTACACTCCGCTATCATCGCCTTGGACTTCGCGCGCGCGTCTACCCGTACTTTCGGATAGCGGCCCTTCCATGCAGCGAGCCCGAAGCTGTGAAAGGTGCCCGCGCGTACGTTGTCAGCTACACCCCGTATACGCATCTTGATTTCGTCGGCTATCTTCTTGTTGAAGGCTAGTAAGGCAACGGAGCCAGACATACGTTTGCACGCTTCTATTAATGTAGTCGTCTTGCCAGAGCCGGCAACCGCTTCGACAAATGCGGAGCCGCTACCGTCGTCAACCCAGTCCATGATCGCGGCTTGTTGCGGTGAGAGAACTATATCGGATATCGCGGGCTCGGGTTCTAGAGTCGGGTTCGGATCGTCCGGCCAGAGATCCATGCTAGCGACTTTCATGGCGTCAACTCTCTACAAAGTCGAACGACGCCATGTTTTTGCGAATAGTTATTACTTCGCCTGAGACGTTATCAGCGATATCGCGACTGATGTTTATTGCTCTACCGCTGATAATCTCTCCGGTTACCCATTTACCGTCGTCTGCCACCACACGAAAACAGAAATGACCTTTGCGGCTGTGCACAACATCGTAGGTTTTTCCTAATATCAAGCCTTTCATTTGTCTTCCCCTTCCCCAAACAAAATCCAGTTGCGCGCCTGTGCATTGATCTGCCTCTGAGTTATCCGAACGCGTGGATAGGGCTTGCGCAGTTTCGGTAACGCGGCTCGCATCCAAGCGACCTCGATCCGCGTGTGCTTTCTTGCGGCTATCGGCTGTCTCACTCTTTTGCTCCTTGAGAGCAAGTATAAAACCCTACGTGACTAGCTGTCAAGTGCTAATTACGGCTTAGCTGTGCGGGCGACCCGGCAACACCCGCGCGTGCAGAATTGCACGTTTCGCGTCTGATTACGTACCAACACCATGGAGTAAATCTTTTTACCGAGTTGGCGCGAATAGCTTTACGGATACCGCACCTTCCACGTATCCGCTTCTTCGTTAGGAAAGTACACGTCATTCGAGCTCCCGTCTGTGATCTTCCAACGTCCTCGATATCCGCCCTTGATAAGATCACCCGTAGCCGGCGTAAAGCGCACCGTGCCGCCGGTAGCCGTTAACAGAGCCGACGTACCTGCTAGTGTTATAGACGCCCCATTCTCTTCTGAGAGAATAAGTAGCGGCGTTGTGCCTGTGAGATCAACAGCCGATCCGTCAGCCTCGAGCCGGAAGTCGAGAGGACCCGTCCAATCCTGTACTACATTAATAGTGATAGCCATACCCAAACTCCCTACAATTTTACCGTCGTACGTTTTGTTACCAGAGCTGCGACGGTACGTGTGGTATTTAGATCCGCTACCGTACGTGTGGCGTTGAGATCCACAACCGTAGCAATGATAACATCCCCTATAAGCGCGGACACATCGGTGCCAATGCCTAGCACTGTAGCGACACCAGCAGAGGAAGCAATGCTGGAAGCTGTACTGGCACCGATACCCGCTACGGTTGTTGTACCGGCTGCACTCGCAATAGCTGAGTGGGTAGCTCTACCGACACCCGCTACGGTAGCAACGCCTGCCGAGGAAGCGATACTGGATGCAACCCCAGTACCGACACCTACGATGGTTGAAGCACCTGCGCTGGTGCCGACAGAAACAACGAGACCGGTACCAACACCCGTAACAGTTGCGACGCCAGCGCTGGATGCTACAGCGGTAGCGGTAGAAGCGCCAACTCCTAAGACAACAGTTGTACCCGTAGCCGCAGCAGTGCTAGAAGCTGTCGCAGCGCCGATACCCGCTACAGTCGAGGTACCGGCAGCCGATCCTACAGCCGCCGTAATACCGGCTCCACTAACCCCTAGTACGGTAGAGGTGCCTGCACTCGAGCCGGCGGCTAAGTGGGTAGCAGCTCCAACTCCTAAGACAACAGAGCTGCCTGAGGTGGCCGCCACCGAAGAGGCTAATCCGACGCCTACACCTGTGACTGTTGTAGCGCCTGCGCTTGAGCCGACACCTGAAGCTACGCCCGTCCCAACCCCTAAGACGGTCGCGACACCCGCGCTAGATGCTGTAACGGCATTCGTGGAGGCGCTAACGCCTAACGCGACCGTGGTCCCGGCGGCCGATCCAACAGCTGAGTGGGTAGCCGCTCCGATACCTAGAACGGTTGAAGCGCCTGCACTAGCGCCAACCGATCCCGCTGTTACCGCTTGACCAATACCTAATACAGTCGTAGTGCCAGCCGCGTTTGCTACGGCTGAGTGGATAGCAGCCCCAGTACCTACTACAGTTGTTGTACCGGCTGAGCTACCAACCGATGACACGACACCCGCGCCGACGCCTACGACGGTAGTGGTACCTGACGCCGCACCTACCGCTGAGTGAGTGGCCGCACCTACACCGATGACGGTTGCGACACCAGCAGACGAAGCCGTAGCCGCGTTGGTAGAGGCGCTGATGGCTAATACGGTTGACGTACCGGCTGCACTCGCGGTTACGGCATTCGTGGAGGCGCTAACCCCTAGTACGGTAGCGGTGCCCGCTGCAGAGCCAACGGCAGAATGTATAGCGGCTCCAACACCCGTAACAGTCGCTACGCCCGCGCTAGCGCCAACGCCTGAATGAACACCGGCCCCTATCCCGGATACAGTTGCAACGCCAGCCGAGCTCGCAACCCCCGACGCAATACCAGTACCTACGCCTACGACCGCTGTAGTACCCGCGCTAGCAGCAACGGAACCGGTTACATCGGTAAAGGTCAGCTTAGGGGTAACGGTGTAGGTATCTAGTACTGTGCCGCTGACCGTGACGCGGAATTCATACTGAGCAAGCGCGGCGGTGACGCTACCCTTGATCGCCCACTCCATCTCGGTGTAGTCGTCAAGGGTAATGTCTACAGCATCGGCCGGGTTTTCGTCATCCTGTATACGACCGGCATCAAAGTCGCCGGTAGTTTTACCGGATGGCGCTGTGAGTTGTGCGGTGGTGTTCTCACCGCTTGCGGCTATGTTGGCCGACAAGCACAATACGATCTCATCAACACTTAGACCTGTGACGGTAGCAGCGCCAGCTGACGAGGCTACAGTCGAGTGAATACCAACCCCTACCCCGACTACTGTAGCTATACCGGCACTGGAAGCTGTGACCGCGTTCGTGGATGCGCTAACGGCTAGAACGGTTGACGTACCCGATGCCGCGCCAACAACTGAAACAAGAGGAGCCCCTACACCTACAACAGTTGAGCTGCCTGCACTAGCGCCAATAGAACCTCCTGTAGCAGCCCCCACACCCAGTACAACGGTTGTACCGGCAGACGAGGCTATAGCCGAATGGACGCCAACCCCCACCCCGGATACAGTAGCGACCCCAGCACTAGAAGCCGTGACCGCATTCGTAGAAGCGCTGACGCCTAGGACGGTTGAAGTACCGGCACTTGAGGCAACACCAGAGTGGATAGAAGCACCAACGCCTAGAACAGTTGAATCGCCCGCACTAGCGCCGACGCTGCCGCCGATTACAGCTTGCCCTACACCTAAGACGGTAGCGACACCCGCGCTAGCCCCCACGGCTGAGTGGATAGCAGCTCCGGCACCCAAGACAGTTGTAGTACCTGCGCTAGCGCCTGTAGCTGAATGTATGGCCGCGCCCGCACCTGAGACAGTAGCCGCGCCCGCACTAGACCCTACTCCCGAGAATAGCGACAGTCCTACAGCGAGAACGGTAGCAAGCCCTGAGGACGATCCAACTGATCCGCTTGCGGCTTCCGTCACCTCAAGCTGTATCTGATTGAACCGACCGCGAATAGACCCGTCATACGAGAAGCGGATACTGATCTGGTTAGTACCGACGTCACCAAGGTCAGCGATAAAGGCCGCCGACATAGTGATCTCGTCGTAGGCGCCGTTGTCGTTTATCGTTAGGTTCTGCTCGTTGCCAGTGACAACTGCTACGTCGCCCGACGAGTACGGGTAGATCGGGCTGTCGCCCGTCGCCATCATCACGCCGTCGAACGCACGGACCTTGAGAGTATCGATGTTCGCGACGGCGAAGCCGATGTCGTGGGTCATCTTGTACCCAGACATCCCTTTCCGGATTTCGTTCAAGGCTGTGGTGCCGGTATTGCCGTCGTTCAGGTTGGCTTCTGTATTTTTCGATCCGTCGTCGGCAGCGGCGCTGGTAAGGTTGACACCTTCCGCAAGATCAGGACTAACGAATGCCATTAGAACATCGGCCCTTCACGGTCACCGAAGATCAGCTTCGCCTGTGCGTAGACTTCCTTGTCAACGAAGACACCTTCGAACAGCATTGAGTTCTCTGGAAGTGTGAACGGAAACCGATGCGTGAATCCTTCACCGTACGGCTTCCATGGTTCAGTCAGGCTGAACCAGTAATAGTCGTCGTCGTAGCCACCGAGGTAGCATTCGGTATCCGTCCATGCAAGTACGTAAAAGTCATGCTCGATGACGGCCTGGTGGCGCTTCCTACGAGCTTCTTCCTTCGGGTGAACTATCGCGATTGCGAGAACGTCGTCACGTTTTAGGGTTTCTTTCCCCGACCACTCCACCTTGCATACAGCGAGATCAGAATAGAGCACCGCAACCTGTAGCGTCTTACTCAACATCGATCTTAGTCCACGCGCTGCCGCCGACTAATCTTTGCTCCAGTTGATACTGAGACGACGCCGGATCTCCTGTAGCGTTAACCAACGTACGAAGACGGATACACAAGTCTTTAGCTGCGCTATCGTCAACGTCTTGTGCTTGCCGCCACGTAGCAGCAGCCTCCGAGCCGTCGTCATTGCGAAAGCGAAAACCCTCCTGCTCGATAGTTATACCCGCTGCCCCGAAGAAGACATAACTCTTCGTGCCAATCTCGTAGTAGAGATCCCACGGGTCTTCGTACATATCCAGGACTTCGTCAGATGTAAGAGCCCTGGCATAGACACGCAAATCCCCGTACCATCCAGCAAATTGCTGCGAGCCGGACACCCACGCCCCATAATGGAATGCTGTAAATGGGCCGGCTGACCCAGTAGCGACGTCTGTGTCTATAGATTTGCCGTTTCGGTATAACTCGTGATTATCGCTAGCCCTGGACACAAAAACATCCCAAACAGGATCCCCGCCCGTTGGGTCGGCATTCGCGTCAACCAAAATACTGCCGCCCAAATCTCGCCAAAATAATCTACTCCCACTGACGCTGGAGTCGTTTGGGTAATAGACGATGTCATCGGTCCCACTCCAAGCCCACAAAGAGTTCGTGAGAGTCCGGCTTTCGGGTGACAGCCACGATGCTACAGAAAAATTGTAGGTGAGAGGTAGGTCGCGAAGACGTACAGAAGGAGAACTCCAATTTATAACCGTATCGCCGGCCGTAAGCCCATCGAAGCCGATGAAGGGAACATGGGGAGTCACATTAGTAGGGTCATAGGTGACATACATTGGCTGAGTTGCAGGATTCCAACCGCTCCCGACACCGTGCTCTTTGTAGTGACTGAGATCGTAAACAGTGCTTGTGTGCGGCCCCCAAACGGGAGGGATCCAGAGGATGAGTCCTTTTGCATGCCTAGACTCAGAGTTCAAGACGAAGGACCTCTCAGCCCTGTTTTCAAGGTGGATGCCCCCTGATGTTTGTGGCCTTCGTCGTTTAATCAGCAAGGCGTCCTCAGTCGATCACTACTTCGTTGATAGGCTCAATAACGTGGTGCATCTCAACATCATCCGCCTCGAAAGCGGTTCCGCTTTCGTTTTTCACGATGAGCTGCCCATAGCGAGCTGGCGGGATAAACATACCCACGAATCCGTTTTGAACCGACACTCCATCGTGAACGACGAGGTTGCCTATGAAGATGCAGAGCTTGACCATGTCGGCCAAAGTCAGCGAGCCGAGACCGCTGTCGGGGGCTGCAGCATCAACACCAGAAGTGCCACCAACATTTGCTACAGCATCAGTTCCATCCGGTGAAGGGGCCCAGTAATATTCGATGACTTCCCCCTGTGTAGGGGTTTCGCCAGTGAAATCCACACACGCGTATAAGCCAAACGTCGGAGCACGCGAGGCACCTAGATCCACCTTGGCGCTCTGGCGTCCAGATCCATCAGCCAGAGAGGCAAGCGTTAGTACATCTGTAATGCTTCCGCTCGCGCCTGCCCAGTTGACCGCATCGTCAACGGGGTTAAACGATCCACTGACGCCAAGAACAATTTGCGCGCCGACTTGGATAACTAAACTATCCGGTAGCGCCATCTACAACCTCCCTGCTTCACTCTGCTTTTAGCACATCGAGATTCGGTATCTACGGCACCTCTACACACGCCACGGATACTCCACCGAGTGAATCGACGGAAAGAACAGGATCGAACGTAGGTGTCGGCGGACACACTACCGGCGGCGGACAGTCCGGGCACAGTGCAGGTGGAGGACAGTCCGGGCACGGTGCAGGATCACCGCCACCGATGAAGGGTGGATTCTTCAGCGTGAACTTGATAGCGCCGTCCCAAGCGGCTCGGTCCAATCGTGTCCATGCATCAAGGAGATGTTCTTGAGCTAGAGCAACTCTAGTCACGACACCCTGATCACCGTTCGCCGCAAGCAGAGTATCTCTGAAGACGTAGCGAACGGAACCGAAAGCGCCCGCGACGCCCCTAAACTCTAGGAGGCCGAAGCCGTTTGGGCGACTTGTTCTATTGCTCACATTGAGCAGTAGTTGAGACATCATGGCCCCTTGAAAAAACTCGCGCCCCCTACCGGTAGAACCCTGAGCAAACGCCGTTTCTATGTCAGTAGCCACTGCGGGATCCTCATAGTCAATAGCAAGGCCCGCTACTAAATAGGCCCGATGAAACGCCACATTGAAGTAGAAGGCGGCATCGCCTCCAATGGCAGCATTTCTAGCATCGGCGCTAGATGCAATTGCGCCAGCCGCGACTAAGTCCTCGAGCGTCAATGCGCTATATAACTGAAGCCCGCTCATGCCCTGGAGTAGAAGACGGTAATCCCCATGTGGACCAGCGATGGCAGTTAGATCTCTAAGGTCTGTCGACCCTGCGGCGGCACTGAATGCGAGGTTCGCATCTAGACGCGGTTCGGTCCAATCGTGATTCGGGTTGAACGTGGAGTGGGCGTTGAGAACGGTTTGTATATAGTTCCGAACAGTTTTCGCATTACACCCTCCAGAGCATTCTGGGTAGCTCGCGATCATTGCATCCAAGGCTGCGAGAGCGCTTACATACTGCCCCCCGGCGCTGGAGAACCAACTCAAACCCCTAGCTATGATCTCCGCGCGTGTCGAATCCCGCACGAAGGATCCGTTATTTGAATTCCCACTAGCATCCATGAGGTAGATGAGGGCGTTGAACCCCTGCTCTGTGGCGTTTGTGCCGCCGTAGGCTAGGCCCACTTTCCGGAAGACGCCCTGGTAGTCCAATATCCGCTCTGGATTAGCCCGCATATCTGCAAAGGCGTAGCTGAGTAGGCCGGAAACCTTAGACATTGCAGTGAGCTGCGCGCCCACTTCATCCTTCGCTGCCCGCGTCCACTCAGCCGACGCGGTAGTGGTCACCAAAAGCAAAACTAGCAGTAGTCGTTTCATTTCTTATTCTCCTTATTCGAATAGAGAGGATAGCCGCTCAAGGTCTTTCTCAAGAAGCTCTTCGCCGGTGTCGTCACTTACGAGCGACGCCTTGCCATCAATCAGCAACAACGCGCTCTCGATGTACTCTGCCCATTCCGTTCGTGGTACGCCCATCCGTTTCAGCTCTGGAGCAAATGTGACTGCGCGATCTACAACCCACTTCAATTTGTCTCGACCTCTGCCCGGCCCCACGAATCTAGCCTCTGCGTCCTTCGCGAAAGTCATGAATTTCAAGATGCCGAGCGCGTTGAGCGGTGGAAAGAACATGCCACCGATTTGAAGCATCGCCATCACTTCGGGACGTGTCGCCTGCTGGTAAGCGATCTTCATTCCCTTGCCGCTAACCTTGACGCCCTTCCAGATTATTTTGAACGGGTTCATAAAACTAACCTCCCACTCCCCCATAACTCCCGTCTTTGTTCATTCCGAAATGTTTAAGTAGCTTGTACGCCACTCGCGGATGTATTTTGACTAGGAATTTATAAGCATCGTGAATCCCTACGTGATGTCCACGCCAATAGCTCAGCTCATCACCCTTGAATTGTTCACGATACCCTCGATTCCAAGGAACCGTTAATACGCCCGGAGGCGGTAGCGGAGGCAAAAGATCGCGGATTGCAGCGGGACGATTATCGCGCCGTGATTTCATGAGTGACCTCTACCCCTCCGGGTACCAACTGCACGATGTCTCGGGCCAGCCGAGATTACCGACGCAGTGATACAGAAAAGTACAGTCCGCGATGGCACCGCACGCTCTCTTATATTCTATAATGCTGTCGCGATTTGATGTGCAGCAGCCGCCTGGTCGATTGAAGTCGTCGAAGCCTGTCGTCTCCGTAAGGATGTACGGGCCGTTCTTCTCGGCGATCTCTCGTAAGTCCGCCGGGGATGGATTCTGTCCACCGCCGCGCCAGTTGCAGTCGAGCCCGTCAGGATGGCTGTTGTCCGTTCGACACGGATGAAACGAAACGAAGTCGACGAGCCCTCGCAGTGCTCCGTTGTACCGCAGGTTTCCGCGTCTAATTCCATCGTCGGTTCCGATGAGCCCGCGAAAGTTTCGGCGTGCTGTCGAGATCAACGTCACCATTTCGCCTTCGCTGATGTTCGAGTTTGGATGGACGAACTCGTTCGCCACTTCGAGCGCGGTGTTCTCGTATCCGTCGGCGAGTCTCGCAACTGTCTCAACCCACTTCCTGCGATTCGCCGGGCTAGTGCCGTCCTCCTTCAGATTGCAGATCGGCATTAGCAACACTTGCGCTCCGGGTATCGTCGCCATGACGTCAAGGAAATTGTGTAGCTGGGTGTATGCCGGCGCGGTGCTGTCGAACGGCCTAGCCGTTACCCCGCGAGGAAGCCACGGTCTGTCGCCACCGGGCCAGCTCTGAACTTCAGCACAGACGCGAAACCAAGTACCCATGCCGAGACGGGACTGCGCCCGAGTGACCTCCTGCCAGATTTGGGCTTCATCTGCCCTAGCCCCTGCGAACAGAGTAGACCCGGTGCCGGCGTCGAAGCTGAACGGTATATCCACACGCGGCATAGGCGGAGCGATAGGTGGTACCGTTGTCGGGCTCGGCATTGTAGGAGGGCCTACGTCTATCGGGTTATCGCACCCGACAGCTAGCGCGCATATGAGCAACAACCTTCTCATTCAAACACATTCTCAGGCAGATCGGACGACGGAGTAACTTCACCATCGGCGTCGTCTTCGTCATTGCCGTACAGATGAACAAACTCAGGAGTTAGCACTATTGTTTTTCCTAACCCGGTGAACTGCACCTGTTGCAGACTTTGCGAAATATTGATTCTCTTGTTAGTTGCAATAGTATCGAAACACGGAAGGCAGCACACGTTCCTCCTGTGCTCTACAGGCACCACCTTTAACCACAATTCGTCCTCTACTGTAAAATCAAAGCACACTTTACGAGAGCAGTGAAAGCAGTCCAGTTCAAGGACACTTGCCACACCTTCAGGCCAATCTATCTTTATCTCTCTCATTCAAAAGTTACCCACGAGCAGTCAGCCGCGTATCACTCGAATGTTATCCAAATACCCCAATGTGAGCGAGCTGCGAAGCGATTCAAGATCGTGTTGACTCCAGTCACACCGCATTTGATATTGATTCTCAGGACGTAACCAGGGACGTCTACGTGCTTACTTGTCCACGAATTGAAGGCATTAAGATCCTCTTTATGTTCCGAGCGTAGAAAAATCGGTACACCATCAAGGGCCAAATTCGTATCCATTTCTACGATGTCGCCGCGGTCTAAGCCATGAAATACAAACACCTCGCGCACTGTACGCCCACCGATCTCAAGTACTAATGTGTCCCTGTAGATGAACTCCGCGCCTCCGCCACCTACCATCACAGGCGGGTGCTCCACGAATATACGGTCAGGTTCAGAGACGATGACGTGAAGCTTCTGATCCGCGACAGGCGGTGTGTCAAATATTAATGGGCCATTCGATTCGTTAGTAATATCATTGCACGCTAGACCAAGCAACAGGATGACGAACAGAACTCGCTTTAAATCCACTTACAAGCCTCCAGGATTGCGCGGAAATAGATTTCAGCCATTTCCACGTATTGGGCGCGCTCGAAGTCATCATCGTTATCGATGAAGAATGGTTCACAAAGAATAGCCGGAGCGTTTGTTTTGGCGAGCACATTCCCGCCCTTATCTTCCTTCGTTAGAGCCTTGGCACCACGGTCTGGAAGTTTCAGCTCGCGCACGAATATCTTCTGCATCTCTCGAGCTATATCCTCGCCTGACGCGCTCCTGTGATAGTAGAGCGTTTCTGTACCACTGACTTGTGTATTGAAGGCATTACAGTGCATTGAGATGACGAGCTTTGGGTTCAAGCGGTTGATGTCCTTGGGTAGAGTTGAGTATGTACGTCGGTGAACGACGCAGGCTTCATGGACACCCATAACCTTGATGCGTTTCCATACATCGATTGCGAGCTTAGCGTTATATTCCCACTCGGATACTACGCGCGTCGTGTTATCTGCGCCCGTGCTGGTTGACTTGTGACCTACTACTAGAGCTATCTGCATAACTAACTCCTAAAGGGGTGCCGGACAAGCCGGTAACCGTCACGGGAATCACCCGATAACCCGCTACGGGAATCACCGTACATCTGCCCGACATCCCCTCGTACCGCTCCAACAGGAGGACGTTAGAGCAGTAACCTCTGGCTGATCTTACTTGCCGGTACCCGTGCCGGATAGAACACCAGTGCCTCGACCTAAGTCGAATAGCATGGCTGACGTTGTACCTAACAACGCACCCTCTAACAGGCTCAAGTCTACGGGGATGCCCAAAGCGCTAGACAGAACCGACGCAAGAAGACCCAAGGCCGGCCCTAGAAAGGGCCTCACGGCTGCTGGGATCCTTTGCGTAACGTTTGCAAATCTGAGCAGCTGACCTATGACGGTAAGCCCGCCAGCACTTACTACCCACAATAGTATGTCTTTCAATCCGTTAGTCTCTTCCATTTAACTCTCCTTACTACTTCACCTACCTATCTAGCAGGTTGTTGATCCTCAACTCAACCGAGACGCTAGCTGCGTCCCGTATGCCTACAGCCTTTTGTAAGCCACTCCAAAGCTTAGGCCGTACAGTCAAAATGAGGTTTAGCGGCTCAAGACCCGGATCGAGCTCAAGCCAACCAGTACGCGGACCTGTAGCTATGTCTCCTACAACAGCCTGTACACCTGTAGCCTCTGGCGGGCAATAGTGCTCTGCCTTGAGCGTAGGCGCAAAGTCGTCTTTAAGTCTACGAGTCTCGTCCTCGAACCTGTAAACCAGAGAGAATTTAGCGGGCTCTACCTCCCCCTCCCATAGGATCTGTACCGGCCTTTTCGGCTCTTCGAATTCCATAGCGTAAGCGATAGGCATTATCAAGTTAGCTCGACTCGAGATGGCTACCATATCCTGTGCGCTAGACTGGAACATAGCCGGCAAGCCTAAACCAAGCAAGACAGCCTTACGCTTGTCTACCTCATCGAATGCTAACGCGGTAACACCGCCCATAAACGCAAACAGTAGTATACCCAGCAGGTACGACGGACTGGGTAGGCTCGCGCCCGGCACAGTCATACTGGTTGCAAGGCGGAACAAGTTAGGAGCCGTACCTCCGAAACCGGCACACAGTCCGATAACTAGCCTCTGTTTGGTTTTAGGCTTTAGCATTCTAGTCCTTTAGTCCTCAGTAACAGTAGAACCAGTAGTTAAGCGTGGGGTCACTCCCAATTGTACATTCACGTTTGGAGTCACAGTACCGGAGAACATGAGCTTCCCGCTCGTAGCAGCGGTTAGATCCCCTATACCGAAGTGCGTAATATTCGGACCTGTGTTGGTAGCTTCGGGAAAGTCGATATTAGCATTAGGGCTAGCTACGTTAGCAGCCACCACCCAACCTGTCGCTGTGCGTGCTACCGACTGCCGCGCATAGGCGGTGTAGGCCGACTCACTTGTACCTTGATCGCCTGCCTCACCCGGATCCGCGGTGTGCAGGCTTACGAACAGGTTAGTTAGCGCACCTGTCGTAGCGTTATCCGCTAGTAAGGCGATATCCGTACCCTGAAAGATCAGTTTCAGTAAATCGTTTTCGAAAGTGTTGCCTTTACTCATTGGAGCCTCCTAACATTTTCTTTAGGTCACCTATACACGTATAGCTAGTACGCTACTGTGTGTATAGATAGTTGTATTACTGACGTCTGATGCATTTTGCGCCGCTTGTATCTGAAGCGTACCAGCGGTAGTGGAGTTGACAACCAACCCAGCTACTATAAGAAGCTCGTCAGCTCCGTTTGATGGAAAGGCCGTCGACGCGCTAAGCACAACACTTCTGGAATCCTCAGCTATACCGCCATAACGACCAGCAGCGCCAGACGGAAAGGTGATGCCGATTTTAAGATCAGCCGTTACATCAGAGAGAAAGTACACGGATGCCCACCACAACCACGCCTCGCTTGCAGCTATAGAGAAGCTAAGCCCTGTAACGTCGCTCAAGGTCGTGTTGGCATTTTTAATAAAGTCAGACGTCGTACGGTTTACAGACACCCAGTCGGGCTTTTCGGTTTTCAGGAAGTTGAGGTTATCGCGTACGTACGTGTTCCAGTAGCTAGCGAGAAACTTATCGAAAGCCGAAACCGTGATAGGTGTAGTAAAGCTCATTACCCTCTTCTACGCTTCTATGAAAGCGGACCCTAGTACATCTGTACCGTCAAACTCGGAGCCGGTACTTGGTCCCTCTCCGAACTTAAAGATAACGTCTGTATCAGCTGGTGCTAGACCAAGAGTAGCATAAATCAGCTGCTTCTCTCTGTAGATGACACGCGCATTTTGTACGAAGTAGTCGACACCCGTTAAGCCGGTAACCGTTTCCGTAAGATCGATTAGCGTGCTTATGACTCGCGACTTGACCACAAAGTCTAGCAACGTAGAGCTCTGGTTAGCCCAAATAGTAATAGCTCGCACAAACGTAGCGGGCGTCCCGTACTTGTGCAGAATGTACCCGACTGCGTCCTCAGCCACTCCCGGTTGATCGTGGTAAGGCATGTCGTAAAGGGACTGTAGGGGGCCGAACTGAGATTCGATCTGCCTGTTCTGTCCTCGAGCCGTGACAGCCTCGTAGGTATAAACACCTTTTCCACGAATCTTGAATAGGGTTAGAAACCCCGACGACGCGCCTACATTCAAGACACGCACTTCGGCTGAGTTGCTACCGAACTTGACGTTAACAAATATATATCCGACGATGTCGTCCCCGGATCCGTCTTCAGCGGTGTTAAAGGTGTAGTCCGTTGTTAGTACAGGCTGTACTAGATCAAACCCGCCGACACGTTGCGCTATTTGCTCGGGATCGCTGTAAGGCGCAACAAACTTCAACTCTCCTAAAGGCGCTATCTCAGGTGTGTTCTGATAAGTGAACAGAGTAACGGCAACAGTATCTCGTCTACGAGGGTGTACCTTTGCCTCGATATCGTTTATCACGTTCTCGGCGGTATGATCTGTCTCCAACGCTTGTAGGTTGCTGTCGGTTAACACCAAGTCTGCTGCACCTTCGACGGCATCCGATCGTACGTTACGCCCTTCGACGTAGAGCACACCGCCTACGACATAAACTAATGAGCGTTCAGACTGACATACCCTCTGCAGCTCGGTAATGATCGAAGTCGACTCATCTCGAGCCTTGTCGAATAGCACGGGGTATATATCCGAGTCGCCCGGTTCGTTGAGGTGGTAGATCCCAACGGGATCGTTATCAACTCTATTGAGTATTAGATGCACACCTTGCGCTGCGCTGTCGTCGAAACGCATTGCCAGTAACCGTGTGCGCGACCTAGATAGATAGTCCATAAAGTCGACGCAGGTAACGGACGATCTACGATCTAGATTCTTTCCGGGGCTGGGTGTAATAGTATTGATCGCACCCCACCACGGGTAATAAGTAACCGCATCTAGAACCACAGCTAACCGTATCTCACGCCCGACTCGGAGCCCTGTAAACAGATCTGTATTGTCAGGGGAGAACCGCCCAAGAGCGCCACCAGGAGCAAACTGCGAGTTATCGAGCTCGAAAGTCATAACGCCGGTATCGGCGATCCGATCCATAGGCCCGCTGCCCGCCAAACCGTAATCGATACTGATGCCTGGGCTATTGACCGCCGCAGGGAGCTCCACCCAGCCTGTAGGCTCGGTGAACTCTATCAAGGATCGATCGTCTAGAGACTCGTTGCCCCCTATGCCGACCAAGGCGGTTGACACTTTTATTAGTGCGCCTAGATCACGCAAGCTGCCGATCTCTATACTCGTCAACAGCCTGGGTACTGTGCGCCCCACTCTGCCGTCTATAGCCAGATTTAAATCCGTGAATTCATAAACAGCGAGTCGACCAGGGAGCGTAATGTCGTCGTCGCTGATAAACACGTAGACATAGCTCTCGTCTCTTTCCGCTCGGACTAGTCGCGCATTTTCCGGTGTAGTCGATATGCGAAACCTACCGGCGGCGTCACCTAGTCCTAAGAGCGACAGGTTTGCCCTGCTGGCGTCCGCTATACCACCGTCATCATCATGGGAGTGGGGCACTATGGTGTCCCAAGAGGTGTCTACATCCGTGCGGTAAGTCATCCAGAAGTAGTGATGTACAGAGGCACTTACGCCGCCCCCTAGCGAATTAGTATCTGTGTACCGTGCCTGCAGTATTAGAAATTTATTCTGTAGGCTTTGACCTACTACGGTTGCGGTGCCGGCACTACGCCCTACGGAGGGACTGATAGTTGTAGTACCGATCCCTATGGCAACAGCTACACCGCGACTCTCACCTACAGCCGCGCTGGGTGGTGGGGTACGCAAGACGTTAGGGAGAAAGGCTAGCGCTCGAGGTTGAATCTTAGGCCCGCCAGTGCTAACAGCCGATGCCACGACTGCAGCACCCTCGGTCATGGTGCCGTCGATATCTATCCTAGCTATAACGCCCCCTACCGACTCACTGGCAAACACGGGATAGAGGATCCACTTCTCGTCTGGCGTCACGTACCCTACGCTCAAAGGCGTAGCCGTACCCGACTGTAGCGTAGTAGTAGATAGTATTTGAGTTGACGAAGGAGCAGCAGGAGTAGAAATATCGAATTTGTGAATTTGTCCGTTTTGAAGCGTTGCCGGGTAAGCTGACGCGACGTAGAGGTTGGATCCTACGCGGTGTATCGTGTGCCCGTAGTGCCCCCCGTCAGACGGCCTACCCCCGAATCCCGCTTGTGTGTCTACCAAAGTGGGAGGCGACACCCCGATATCTAACGTGTAAAGGGTGCCAGCTGAGCCGAGCACGTACAGATGACTCGACGTACTGTTGAAAACCATAGAGTGCTCGGACGTGTTAGATACGAGATCATCTACAACGGTAACTATTCTAGTAAGAGTCGGGGCGGACGAGATAGGAACGTCGTACTCTTCCAGCTTGCTAACAAAAGGCACCTCTTCCAAGGCAACACTAATAAATATCGCCTGTTCTATGCTAGTTGCGAACGAGAACCCTACTTCTGTAGTACCTAGATCTATAGCTGTCCGTCTACAGAGGTGTACTACTTCTGTGCCAAAATCATTACTTTCTAGACTAGTGCTAGTGGACAGTACAGGTATACCGGCAACGGTATTGTGCTCCGATAGCACACAACCGTAGCGCACAGCCAAGCGTGTAGAAAACAAGCCGGTAGCCGGATCGGCCAAAAGACCTGCCTTGTTTAAACTCTCGGATATCTGGAGATCTCTTTCTCCTGTAACCCCTACTATTAAAGCAATTTTAACCGCGGCATTTCCGTCGTGCGTTATGCTAACCGTCTGCAGGCCGCTAGGTACACCGCTAAGAAGGTAGTAGAGCCCCATAAAACCTGTACCGGATCGAGACCCGCCGCCGCCGAATGCCATGAGCACGCCGCCGTAGGTCACTTTAGTAACCCTGTTCGTCGAGTCCGTATTGTTGGCTATCCAGAGGAGTATACCTTTAGGTGTAGACGAAGGTGTGAACGTGAAGGTAAAAGGACTAGTCGTTGTAAAGGTGGTCGAAATAGAATTCCCCGCTTCAGCAATAGTACCGCTATCTCCCTCGTCCGGAGTGTGCGTTATCGCGTACAAGGCCTCTGAAGTAACCTCGCGGATGATAGCCGTACGGTCGCCGTTAGCGGCAAGTACGAGTTCATTGGCGTCGACCACCACAGGCTCGGATCGATTGATCTCGAGCTTGACGCTAGTCGGGAAGGCTTCAGCCATTTTAGGTGAGGCTCCTTTGCATGCCGCCAATCACAGCACGTTGTACAGCCGCCGGCAAGTCCTTGATAGCGCGTCGGAGTTCAGGATCCCCGCCAGCCGCCACCCGCGCAGCCGCATCCAGTAGCGCTTTGACAGGTGCTATAACCTCTGCTCCGCTTCCTTCTCCAACAACACGCAGCGCTGGACTGGTAACGATCTCTCCATGCTGTGCCCCTTGTATGTTGCCGCCACTCGGTACACGTATGTTACCCGAGGCCCTAGCAGCCGCTTGTAGCGAACCGGCCAACCTATCGGCAAGACGCGCACCTTCTTGTAGGCGATCGTTAGCTCTACCCTGTGCGCCTGCCAGTAGCTCGGCCCCCTTGCCGACGTCTACGCCAAGAGACTGAGCCAACTCGGCAGCTGACAACCCGCTAGCCTCTAGGAATTCCGCTAGCTGCTCTGCAGGTACACCTACCTTAGACTCAAGTGCTGCACCTAATTCATTGAATTCCTTAGCTGTGAGTCCGACTGAGGCAGCGAGACGTTGTAGATCGGTTTGTATATCGATCCCTAGAAGCTTGCTCATGGCTCGGATCTCGTCGTTAGTGAGCCCGAACTGAGACTTAAAGGTTTCAACTGTGGCCGGCGCAAAGGTGGTAGCTATGATCTCAGCCAAGCCATTGAATTCTAGACCCATCTCTTGAGCAGCGCCGATGATACGTTGTATCTGTTCCTCGCCTGCGGGACCTAGGTCTCGTAGGTTTTGAAGTAGTAGAGGTGTAGCCTCCTCAAGAGATTTGATGGCTTCGAATTCCGTTATCCCGCCTTGCTGTAAGGCTGAGAATACATCGCCCATTTCGCGCGCTAGATCGTCGACATTGGCTGTACCCGCTGCTATGCCCTCTGCGAATATGTCTCCAATGAATAAAGCAGCAGGTCGGCCCGAGTCGCGGATACCCTTTAGAAGTCCTTCCGAGACGCGGATACCTACCTCGCGCTCGATGGTCTTCATAGCCTTCTCGGCACTACGTCCGCGTAAGAGACCCGTGATAGCGCCGGCAGCGGCACCGACACCTGCACCTACTAGACCGAACTGAGCACCAGCAGCAGCACCCGCTAGAGCTCCCTTGCCCGCGCGCGACTTGGTAGAGCCTGAACTGGTAGCTTGAGCTATAGCACCTATGCCACCTATAACAGCTTGAGCCGCTTTCTGAGCTTCAGCCGGATCGCCGAATATCTTGCTTACGTCTATTTTGTCGGATTGGATGGCGGAGGACAGCGCGCTTACAGAACTCAAGACGGACCCAAGAGACGAGGTAGCGTCGAGCCCTAGTACGTTAAAGAGGTTAGACAAGTCGGCTATAGATCTAGAGAACGCGTCGGCTCCCTCTTTAGCCTTTTTTGTGGCTCCCTCTATATCGCCTACACCGGGTACGACACTGCCTAGGATCGCTTTGCCTATGTCCTCTAAACCACCTACAGTCTCGTCTAGGAATAAGGGTAACTCTACGAAGCCCGTATCATCGGGAAACTCATCTAGAGCGTCACTCAGAGCTTCCGCTTGAAATGCCGCCTCTTCTGCCGACTCTGCAAACTCGAGTTGCATCTCTACGAGTGGCGCTAGAACAGTAAGACGAGTCTTCTCTATCTCAGCTAGCGTTCTCGCCTCTTTAGCGAGCTTCGCGGCGGCCTCGGCAGCGCGCTTAGCTCTGCTCTCGACTTCCTTGTCCAGCCTGGCGAATGTAGCTGCTTGCTGCTCTTGTGCAAACTCAAGACTTAGGGTTGACGCATCTACAGCCTCGCTCAGCTCTTCGATATTCTTTTTCGTCTCTTTAAGCCCCAAAGACTCAAGTACACTACCTAACGCTTCCCACGCAAAAACATAAGGCGCCAGTGCTGTTGTAGCTGCGGCTGTTTGAATTGAGGTAAGCCCGACAGCGTCTCCTAGTTCTAGCGTAGAAAACGCCATATCAGTAAAGGCTTCGCCGATTTTGTCTTTAGTAACCTGCCACGCTTGAGTTACGATTGCCGCTTTCTGTGCAGCCGTCTCACTTGTGCGCGCAAACGCATCATCAACGACACCCATCGTATCGGCTGTACTCGCTACGATCTCGGCTGTCTCCTTAAAGCGATTACCAGTAATGGCCAAAACGCCGGCCAAAGCTTCCGATCTCCCTAAGAACTTTTTCAGCTGATCCGTCGTTAGGTTCTTGCGCAAAAGTTGAAGTGCAGCTATCAGGCCATCTTCTTTTAGCACCGCCTCTACGGTAGCCATCGATAGTTCGGCCTCTTTTAACGCCTTCCTAGCTTGCTCCGTTGGAGATAGAATCGCCAACATTGCACCGCGCAACGCATTAACGCTTTCCGAACCCGATAAACCGATCCGCGTCATGCTGGCAACGATGCCTGACACCTCTGAGAATTCAACACCCATCGCAGCGGCGACAGGAATGATTCTGCCTAAGGCCCCGGCCAACTCTTCAGGCGATGCCTTGCCTTCTCGTACAGTTTTCAGCAGAACGCCTACGGCTGTCTCGGCGGTAATGTTCGCGCTGCCGTAAGCATTCACCGCACTAGTAGCGACCCCGGCTATAGTTGTAACGCTACCAAGCCCGACCGCGCTAGCTCGAGCAGCGGCTTCTAGGGTCTCCATCGCCTCAGCGCCCCTAAGACCTGCCGATGTGATCTGGAACAAACCTTCGGCTAGTTCTTGGGGACCTCGTCCGGTAGCAATGGAGATCCCTCGGACAGCGTCCGACATTCTGTCGACTTCCTTGCGGCTAACACCTACAAGCGTCTCGATGCGAGTCATGGAGGATTCAAAGGAAGCAAAGGATCTGACGCCGCTAGAGACAACGCCGATCAGCTTGGTGATCCCAACTGCGCCTGCTCCGACCGCACCCGCCAAAAGGGCCATACTCTTAACGCCGCCTGAACCAAGACCCGAGAGTGCTTTACCTGCAACCCCGGCAGCACCCCCCATACCCCGTAAAGAGTTTGCCAGCTCCGAACCAAGCGTGCGCTTGAGCTTCTTAGCGCCCCTCTCAGCGTCCTTGGTATCGAACTTAAAGAGCGCGGTTAAAACGCCAACTACAGCCATCTAGTCCTCGTCGCCGGGATCGTAAACACCGAAGCTCTCTAGCAGCAGCTCAGGTGTTACGTCTTTAGAAAACATGGATAGCGTGTAGAAGGTTTGTAGAGCAAACAAGCGAGACGACTCCCCAGCACGCCACTGGTAGCCTTCCCACATTTGCATGATCTCTGCACCTGTACTGATAGCGATCTCAGCCGGCGTAAGACCTAATCGGTAACCGATTAGCTCCCAGAGATCTAATAACTTCTCTGAGGGATCCTCCTTATCTAATTCAAAGGAGTAGCCCCCTTTTCGTTTGGGTCCTTGCCCTTGCCCTTGCCCTTGCGCTCACCAAATAAACCCGAAGCCTCGAAAGCGTTACGAAGTGCAGTACCTATCTTTTGTATATCGCCACCAGACGAAATGTAGGACTGCATCAGCTCTTCGGTAGCCTCGAAGGTTATTTCGGAATCGCTTACAAGCAAAGCCGCCTGTACAACGAACGTCATACAAACGTGATCGACAGCCATCTCGGGCATGATCTCGCCGGGTCCTATGAGCCTTACGCGCCAGAGAGGTTTGCCAAAATTCTCTTTGAAGAAGCGAAGAGCTGAGAGCGTGAACTTGAGCTCACGAGTCTTGCCCTCTCCAAAGTCAAATGTAATCGGGCTCACCGTCTTAGTAGTAGACACGTCGTTCCTCCTTTACAACGTTTACAATTTACGCAGTCTTGCGCGAGAGTACGCACCCGGAGAGCATGCGCATCTCGATTGAGTTCTCTAGCAACTCACCGTGCGCACCGTTGATAGGCGTAAAGCTAAATACACCTACACGCGAGAAGTGGTACGCGGGGTTAGTAGCCGATAGAGCAGCATTGACAGGCGCGAACTCGAAGCGGAATTTGTCACCGCCATTCCAACGGTCGTACGCTTGCTGATCTACCGCTGTCGATCCTGTCGCAAACGACTGTCGAGCGACGACGGTAATAGGCGCGGAGATCAGACCAGGAAAAAACGTCTCCCCATCGTCGCTCATGACGCTGTTAGCTAGCTCTGCCTTGGTTAGAGGTAGAGCAACACTCTTGACGTCTGATATCTGAGTAAGCGTTGCACCGGTAGCAGTGCCGGTAGCCCATGCAGCTTTCGCGTTTTTGAATAATGTAGGCTCAGCCATTTGTTAGCTCTCCTTTTACGTGGGATCTATGCCCATGCTAACGGCATAGGTGACGGTTGAAGTACCTGAGGTCTCGGTTAACACTGCACGCCACCAATCATCGGTGACAGCTCCGGCTACGGTTAGTACTTCGGTAGCCGGATCGTCGGCATCGGACACAACGGTAGCGGTAGCGCGTACTGTGGCGGATGTAAACCCGGAGTTGTCATCGCTCTCAATGGTGAGTGTCCAGGAGCCAGTGCCCGTGATCAGAAAAACGTGGTAGCTGATAACCATACGCTGGGTAGCCGACAAGGCGCCGAGTTGCAGCCCCGTGCCGGTAGTTGTACCAGATACAGCTGCCTTAGCCGCCATGAGCCGTTGGCGGGTAAGAGCGTAGGTAGTACCTAGCTTTGTGCCCAGAGCGAACTGCTGGAGTTCCCCATGAGTGCCGCCTAGGTTGTAGTTGAATTGATTCCCTACGACTAAGTAGCCCCGGTTGCCGAATGTATTAGGCGCACCAGCGGGGGAAAAGGGAGGGAACATAAGCAGCGGCCACGACGCCGGCGTAAGTGACGGGTCTAGCCGAACCCATATCACCGGATCGGGATCGGCAGCAACCGAAGACGCATAGAAGCCGCTAACCTCAGCGGATATCTGATGCAGTCCAGGAAAGAATACGTCCTCGTCACTAAACCGCGCGTTAGCTAGTTCCGCCTTTGCCGCAGTCAGGTTGATAGCGGTTAAGTGACTCGAGAAGTCATACCCACCTAACCAGCACGCTACGTTTTTTAGTAGTGTAGGCTCAGCCATTAGCAGGAACCTCCAAATGTAAGCTGTCGTCGTTTGACGTAGGGTACCGGCTCAGACCACACGTGAGGCACGTCATACGCTTTATTCGCTTGTCACCTTCGTAGTAGGTGGTGTCTTCTATCTTCTCGGGATCTCTCTCTTTGCAAGCTACGCACAAAACCGGATCAACCTCAACCGGATCGTGTAGACCGGCATTCTCGATCTCAGCTATCGCACCATCCAGCATGCCTATGCACAACTCGGCTTGCGTTTCAACAAGTAGCCGTAACTTACGTAACCGTTCTACCACGTCCACGTTAGCGTGCATGTTCCACCCTGAAGTTGCAAACAATACGATACAGGTGCCTCGAGTCCTGCCCTATTGAGTAAGGCATAGAGTCGATGCTCTCTACGTTAAAGTATTTGCGTCCGCTCAGTGTACCATCTAGGCCGTCCAAAAGCGCATGGTAGACGTCGGCTTTAGTCTTGGCGGTAGCTTCTAATGAATGCCGTACGAATAGTTGTACGAGAGCTATCTCTAGGCCGGGCGCAGTAAGGGACGGACCCATAGTACGGTCATCGGCAGCCTCGCCGGCGTAGTGGGTGATAGCAACTACATTCTCGGGCATCTCGGGAGGCGGACCCTTAAAGATATCCGTACCCGCTATTTCAGCTATACCCGTGTCGGTGACGAGCTGCGTTATGAGATCTTCTGGTACGGACGCCATCCTTACCCGCTCACCTCAACACTTTCACTACGTCTATAGCTCTGATAGCGCCCGCTTCCGTGTTGGGCTCGACCTCGATCGAATAATCCGCCGTAGCCTGAATAAAGGCGTAATAGCGGAGCGAGCGCGGCACTCGCATCGCTAGCCAGCGGAGAATAGCTTCCTTCTTCTGTCTACCCCACATCTTGATTTGCCATCTCATATCAGCTCCTTTTACCTCTTCTTGGTTACCTTCCGCGTGACCGGCTTCGATTCCTTGCCGACCTGTACAGCTACCTTGTGCCGTATGAACTTCTTAGCCTCACCCGCCGGCAAGTCGTATTCGCTACCCGCCTGATAGGGAGTATCGGTTACTGTGAATCTTACGCGCATGTCACCTCCCGCGCTCTAGCCTAGCCTTGATACGCCTTTGGAGATCACCCATTACGGCCGCCTTCTCGGCTACCATAGGGCGCTCTAGAAATTTGAAACCGCTTCCGGTCGGATCCTCGTGTACAACGATACCGTAGATCATAGGCTCCCCAGGAGCTAGACGCTTGAGCACCGTACCGCCATAGTTGACTGAGGCGGTGACTACGCGGGTACGTTTGTTGACTCGAGGTTTCGATACGCGACCGGAAGCACGTAAGTTACCCTTGTCTACCGGGACTTGGGACTGGCTACGCGCAAGCACCCGCTTAATCGCAGCGGCGTACACGTCCTTAGACACATCCACAGTATCTAGACCTATACGATCAACGCGCGTAAATAGCTTAGTAAAACCCCTGAGCTCTATACGTGCTTTGCCGAAGCGGATCCTAGTGTCGCCAGCCATTAGTCATCGTCCTCAGGATCAGGATCAGGAGGATCAGGATCACCGTCCGTGTTAGCTGCTGCACCCGGTTGATTCGGACGTTGGGTATTATCCAGCGGATCGCTAGTAACGTACAGGTTGAGGGGTATCGTACGAGCGTTACCTAGATCCTTATCTTCCTCAGGCGGCATATCGGCTAGCTTACGCCACGCATCGAAGGTAAAGGCTGCCGGGTTAGCCTTCATAACATTAAGCGTATGCACCTTATCCTGAGGCGTTGTATCTATGAAGCCGATCGCCAGCCGTTTGTCATATTCGGGAGCTAGCTTCAGTGTCAACTCATCCGCTAGAAATGATCTACGCGGGCGTATAAGACGGGATTCGAATATGAAGCTAGAAGCGTCTACCGTCGCGCGGTTAGACTTTTCGACAATACCGAGCTGCTCAGGCGGCATACCCCAGCACTGTAGCTGGATGTCGCGCTCGAATTTACGCAAGGGTACGAGCGTGAGGTTTTCTAAATTCATTTGCTGAGGCTGCCAGAATGTAAGCGCACGGTTGGTAAAGTACGGCTTAAAAGCACGGTACAACCCTCGTAGGCGCTCATTCCAATGGCGCTCATGCGTATCCATTTCCCCTGAACCGGCATCCGGATCCATGACTACAAACTCAGGCGTAGCCTTGTTAAAGAACATGGTACCCGTATGCTTGGCCGCGAATTCGTCCGTAGTCACCTCATCCGCTAGCGCTTGTATGATCCCGTGCCCGCGTCCGTATGGGTTGACTGGCGAGGGGTCGTGCGCCCAAAATACTTCACGCTCGGGTATCTCCGCCTGCCACGTTTGCCAGGATATTCTGTACGTGGGTCTATCCTGACGCGGTAGGTCAGCGACCCAATGCGGCGGTATAGGCCAATACTTAACCGGCGCATCGACGCTGTTGCGCTCGAGCAACCAGAAGGCGTCTCCGGTGAGATCCAAACACAGCTGCGTTACTCGCATTAAGGACGTACCGGATAGCAGCTCGTTAGGACGACGTAGCGTTTGAAGCATTAAATGATTAGACGGTACCGGTCGATCGGTGCGATCAGTACGTGCGGCCGTCCAAACAGTTTCACCTACTACTTGAGCTACCCGACTCGAGACACCGCGCACCCAAGGAGATTCGTTATACGACTCTAGATAATCCTGCGTACCGCGTACAGGAGGCTCGGAGCGATGCCCGAAGACCTCGGCGCGTGGGTTGGCTCGGGTGCGCGGGAATAGCTGTTTGAAGCGCGTACGAGCGTTAGCTAGAAAACCCACTAGTGCCGACTCCTGTGACGACGTCTAACGGTAACCATCTGACGCTGAGATATCTCTACAGCACCTAACGACACAGCTAGAGCGCGTTTCGACTGACAGATGTCGTAATGATCGCCTTGATGATGCCTACGCGCAACGCCTATGCTGTCCGCCATTTCGTGCAACTGTCTATCGCGATCCGCCATCATGTGGCACATAAGCATCCGACCGTAAGAGTTGCGAGCGTCATCTACGTAGACCACGCTAGAAAAGTATCTCCGTGGTATCCATGCCAATAGTAGCTATCCCACCTTTAGGGCGCACGGCGATGATAGCTGGTTGGTTCGGCACCCAACCTGTGGGGAGCGTTATCCTCGAGCGCGGATCTATATGTAAGCGCTCCGCTACGATAGCGCGGGCTATTGACTTTACGTCACGCCCATTGCGATCGATAACACGCTCGTACTCATTGACGACTTGAGCCGCATGAGTAACAGCCGGACCGTAGACGTGAGCTTGTGTCACGGTTGTAGACTCGAAGGGTTCGATCGTTATTTCATCGGGCATGAACTCTAGTAGTGAGGGATCGAGAGGCATTTACAGTTTCGCTAACTTCTCGTACAACTCTTTGGACTCGCGTATGTGTCTTTCGAGTAGCTCGCGTACCTCTGCGTCAGTAGCTATGCGACTGCCGTCCACAATATGTGGAGTATCTAGAGTACGTAGAGTATCTAGAGTACCGAAATGCAGTAAGCCGTCGTGCTTCCCACAGTCGCCGCTAGTAACCTCTTGACAATCCCTGCAAACTCCCAAATGCACTGTAGTCTCCTATCTAATCCACGGTTTGAGTAAAGCCGCCGCTGTAGGCGGTAGCCCTATAGCACCCGATCCCCGATTCTCGGAGTACCTAACGCGTGCAGGCCCAAGTTGTTTTTCAATCAGCATTGAGTCTGTGGCTCTTTGCGCGTATAGCGACTTAACGATCTCGAGAATGCTCCGCTCTACGTCACCCGGCAGAGTAGAGAACAATATTGTACGCCCCTTTGCTGCTGACTCGGTTACCAAAGTCGTGCCTACTACTATCTTGGCTATCGTAGGCGTACCCGATACCACGTGCCGACCGTTGTTTGCTGCGTTGGTAAAGCCGGAAGCCTCTACAATGTCGCCTGATTGAATCAAAGGAGGGAAGCCGGAAGCCGAATCATTGAAGGAGTCGTCGGTGACGGAAGCGGATAGCGTGGACTTGGCACATAGATCGTGAGCTCGGGTTAGGTATCCGGACGTGTGAACGAATACGTAGTCAGGCTCCTCGGTTAGCGGTATGGGTATACCGCGGCTAAGAAACAAACCGGACCCTAAACCGCCGGCGCCGAATCCCTGAGCCGTCCAAAAGAAGCCGCCTCGCCTGTACAGTAAACCTTCGCCCGCATCGGCTATAGAGACGTCGGTTAGCGTATCCCCTTTGTAGGTTGACGAATGTAGTACCAAGACAGGAGCTTGGCTAAGTGAGAAGTAGGGCGTACCAAAAGCGCCTACCGTCTCCGTGTACTTTTGGCGCATGAAAACGCGGCGGCAATACTTGTCAGCCATGTCGCCGGCCTGACGTACGAACGTGTCGAAAATAGGATCGTGAGTAGCGACACTAACGCCTATCTCGGTTTTAGCCTGCTCTATTGTGGTAAGTAGTACCGTGTTGGTAGGCGTAGTAACGGCTAGACCCATACGCTACCCCTTGGTCCCATAGCTACGCAACATCCGATCCACAGGTGACTCATAGGACTTAGCAGGTAGCGGTAGGTTAAGATTGAGCGTGGCTAAACCGGACTCCACTAGCTCGATAGCACGGTAGTGCGCAAAGCTATATACCCCACCTACCTTACATTTGCCAACCGTACGCAGCATGCGTACTTTGACTTGGTTGACGGATTTTAAAGCTTTCCGCCCCTTCGATACTGTACGACTCTTTCGTGCCATGCCTTGCTATCCTGTAGCGCACCGTCCCATGTGCTCATTTCGCGTAAAGTAGCGTCGTGGTGGGCCCTAAGCTCTTTCGTTTTAGCGACTATTTCCGTAATGCGCTCCTCTAAAGCCTTTTCCATAGAACCCATGCCCAAGTTACCCGAGTGACCGGAGTAGATCTCGAAGCCGTAAAGCGGGCTACGGCCGTCTTGGTTGAGTAGTGCCGACTCGTCGGGTATAACAACTTCTATGCCGCGACCCTCAGCTATACCGCACAACCACTCTACATTAGGCCGCTGGTACTCATACTCGGCAGCGGATCTTAGATCAATGCCGTAGAGCTCTATACGAGTAGGAGCACCGTAGCGGGTATGTAGTAGCAGAGCCAGGCCGAGTTGCCAACCGATAGCCGAGGCGAAGTATTTACGTTTTACTTCCTCTAGTACTTCGTCGGTGGGAAAGGCTACTACGTTAGGCACTTCTAGAGTTTCGGGATCGGAAGACGGCAAATAAACCAGAGACTCGCCGAAGTCGTTAACCAACCACTCGGAGTAAGTGCGCCAGTTCTCGGGATGGTGGTTTATCTTGGACCACGATAGCGGGTGTGGATCGAAGTGGCGATCCCAACGAGTTATACCCGGTTGTAAGCCGAGACGGTTGCATATCCATATCTCGGGTGCGTCGTCGGATACGTCTTCGAAAGGTGCCAGGTGGCGCGTGCTCTCTGAGAAGCCGACAATCGCTAGCGTGTTACTGCGCAGGGAGCGCAAGGGGCTGGTGTCACGGGTATTTGGCTCGTATGCCGGCAAGCCCTCCCCGTTGCCCGCTATGTCGGCATTCGTCAGAGCCGGTTCGGTTCTCGGTGTCTGTTCCACGAAGCAGCCTTTCTCAAAAAAAAGCTAGAGCGCCCTCACACCCAACTAGTACAAGGCGCTCTAGCCGATAAACCCCCTTCAACTAAGCCGGACTCTCGTTCGGACCCACGAAGTTGAGCGTAAAGTTGCTCGCGTCCTGATCTCCTCCCGTGTCAGAAGCCGATCCGGTGAATACCACATTAGCGCGTACCCACTGCTTTGCACCTATCAGATTTACCGCCAACGCAGCCACGCCTCGAACTGTTACACCCGTCACCGTAGTCGAGTTAGTAAACACCGTGCTGCCGGTTGCGAATGAAGCATAAGTGCCGCCGCTAGCCGACGAGTCGTTTAGCGTAAGAGCTACCGTCTGTGACTGCCCGCTATCGAGAAGCACCTGCACGGGCAGCTCGAGTAGCACACCCTGAAAGTGTTTTCCAGCTACCACGGCCAACTTGTCGACAGTCAAACCTGTAGCGGACGCCGCACCTGTAGAAAGCAGCGCTCTGAGCGCAACTATGCCACCGTGTACGGGCTTAGTGAAGTAGTCCGGTTTGCGAAACATGAGAGCACTTGACATTCTAAACTCCTTTCTATCTCAAACCAGATTACGAACCCACCGTAACGGTTTCAATAATAGAGGCTCCGAGATCATGACGCATGTTGAAGTCATGCTCGCTAACGACTCTGATGATCGACTCGTCACGAGACGCACCCGAGACGAGAGTACCGGTAGAGTCGACATAAGAGGCACCGTCGAATGACGTGACCTCCATATTCAGAGAGTCACCGATCAGTAGCGTAGGGCCGTGACAAAAGTAGATACGTCCGGTAGACGCACCTGACGCTCCGGTCTGAGTGGTCTTCAGTACCGGGTAGCCTAGAAGCTGAGGCGGATTGAGATTAAGCCCAGCTTGGAACGGTGACGTAGCGTCTTCGGTTGTCCCGGTCGTTGCAAAAATACCCCAGAATATCTGGGGATGCATGATCCACCAACCGGTAGTAGACGTTAACGGAATGTTAGCGTCTTCGAGCAAACGAATAGCTTTGGCGTAGTCCGCTATTTGTTGCGCGTACGTCGTGCCCGTGTCGTCGAACTTGTTGGCATCCGCCACACGATTGAGTATGCCCTGCGGAGTACTAGAAGCAGCATTTCCGGTAATGAACTCAAGGTCCTCCTTGAGTGCCATCACCATTAGAAGGTCGTCACGCACCATTTCATCCGCTACACCAGATGAAAACCGCAGAAGCGAATTCGATACAGCAGTGATCGTGACCAACTTCTTGAAGGCGAGAACAACATCGCCCACTGTTTGCTGGGATGCGTTGACTACTGTAGATTCACCCGTGTAGGTGGCAGTTGCGGCCGCCGTCTGTTTGCGCAAGGTGAGATTACCTTGAGGCATGGGAATAATACGCGCGATAGATCGCACGGTAGTACGACCACGCAAGAGCTCAATGAACTCAGCAGCCATCACAGCAGGTATGATGCTACCGGCCGCGCTGGGATCGGAAGCCGTTAGCGCCTTTTCAGCAGCTATAGCGGTTGGATCGTCTGGACCCCAAGCGCTACGTTGCTTGGCTTCGCGAATGCCCAGCTCCCAGTTGCCTTTGCCTAACGCATTTAGGCGAGCGTAACGAACAAAAGCGCAACCCTTCATTCCAGGGGGCGTATTTAGCTCTTGCTTTTTACGCTCTAACTCTACGATAGCGTCGGCGTACTTCTCAAGAGTTGCAGACTTTTCGACATAAGGCGCAATCGCTTCCTTCATCGCAACGGGCGCATGTTCCTCAATAGCCTGCTTGACGATATCGGCGACGTCCGCCATATCGAACTTGGTTTCTACCGGTGTCGGTGCCGCCTTGTTGGGGTCCAGAGCCGGTATAACTTGCGGTTCTGTCATCGGGCTTTACTCCTTTTTAAAGGTGTCCGATGTTTAGTCTTCCAGCCGCCCTGTGTGGTTACGCACCTCACTAACGGCCGTATCGCGAAGCGCGGCCTTTACAACTCCTTTGAGAGTGTCGCGCTCTTGATCCGTCATGGATCGGGAAGTGGTAGTAACTGGTAATACAGAAGTAGAAGCTTGGATAGGGCTGGGTTGTTGAGACGGTTGGTACTGAGCTAGCTTTTTCTCAAACGAGTCAAACACCTCATCCATTCTAGTGTTCACGCTAGCCGCAAAATCGAGAACGGGCTCGACTACCGGAGACGCGAGCGCGGGAACCAGATCAGGCGACTCGGCTACAAGCTCCGCATTGCCAGCCGCATCTAGCTTATCTAGCATACTCTTCGTCTGCTCTACCCACTCAGCCAGAGGCTTCAACGAGGTTCCTTCTGCTAGAGTCGCTTCTATCAGCGCATCGGCGTTAGCCGGCACGGGCACAAGAGACAGCTCGAATAGCTCAGTTTCTAGGAAGTCAAAGCCGTCTCGATCCTCGTCAAAGGTCCACTTCAGCACCCGAAAGCCGATGCTAACCGCGTTGAGAAAGCCGGTGCTCACGAGGCCGCGCAAGGTGTCCGCTAGAGCGTGTATACCTGCGACCGGAAACTCGAGCGTACCCATGAGCCTGTTGTCGCGAAGCCACGTACGCAGAACCCTTGCGACGGGCGGCGGAGGAGTTGTGAAACCTTGATTATGCGCCCACAACACTACAGGGTTTTCGCGGAAGCGGGTTAGATCGATGCCGCTTTGAACGATAATATCGTTGTCGCGATCGGGCTCCTCAGACGAAAACGTAAAGGTGAACTCCCGGCCGTCGCCGTTCTCGTCTTGCTTGAGTGTCGCTGAGAGGGTTTTGAAGCAGGGGTTAGCGGGCGTTTTAGCCATCTTAGCCTTCGTCATCTAATATAGGCCCTCTTGAGCCGGAGCCTGTAACCCGGTAACCCGCCGATGGGCTTCGAGCTACAGGCTCCTTACAGCGGAAACCTGCGTCGGAGCAAAAGAGCCGCGTCGGTGACAGCCAGAGGCGACTAAACAACGCAGGCGATCGCACTGCCCTCACCAGAGAATTATGCGCGGTTATAGGTGGCTATGTCAAATGACAACTAGATGTTGGGGTGCGGTAGAGGGTGTGCAGTGCAGTAGAAAGTATGCAGCGGAATCGCTACTCAACGATCCTCCTCTTCACGTCGTCATCGATGCGTTGCGGCCCTACTTCGTACCATCGTTGCACGAGAGTAGACTAGCAGCTAAACGCATATCCGCTTCGGTGTCTATATCTACTGTCTGCTCAGTCTCAAACAGCACAACAGGCTCCACAACCCGGCTACCGGTAGCGCGTAAGTCGCCAGCGCGCACCATGAATACCGATCCGTCCTCGTGGAAGTAGCGCTGCTCTCCGCTCATGTCCTGGCGGTTCCGGCGCGGCGGGTTTAGAAGACGCCCCGAGTCGCCGTGCCAGATGTAGTGTAGCGGGTTGGCGGTTAGCAGGGACTTAGCCGCGGGGAAACGCGAAAACAGAATAGAGCAGTCGTCTAGAAGACCTGGCCGGCGGACGGGAACTGTAGGCTGGAGTAGCATTATTATTGCGTCGTCGGGTAGACGAGGTACAGAGGCGTCGGCAGCGTGTATTAAGACTTCGTCTAGAGTGGCGGTATCGGTTGCCAGCTCGGCGGGACGCTGTATGTACTCAGTCCGAAGCGAGATACCGGCAGAGGTGTAGAGTTGATCGAGTGCACCAATTCCCGTCCGGTTGAAAAGAGAGACTCTATCAATGTCCGTTGTAATGATAATGCGATCGACGCAGCGGGCGCGCTCGGCAGCTTCTAGAGACCACACCCAAAGGGGCTTACCAGCCACGAGGCGGGTGTTTTTACCGGGTACGCCTTTCGAGTTGGCTCGGAAGGGGATGACGGCTACTATCATGTGCAACACAATATAAAAGAGCTAACAGCCCAAAGCAACATAACCTACAAAACCAAGCATCACGGCCACCCACCACAGCACGTACAACACATCTTCCACGTTCCAGTCTTCGAAGATGTGTTGTATGCGCTTATACCCTCTGCACCCCATCACCCTAACCCCTTGGGCGCCCTTGAATAACCATATCTAGATGTAGCCTAGCTCGGCGTATTTCTTCTTGACTACGATCGGGACCAAAAAAGTAGAGTTCACGGGCAGCGTCTTCGCAAGCTTTGAGGTATTGCGCGTACTCGTATCGCTGCCTTTGCCGTCGTAGGTAACAACCCAAGAGCACGCCCAAGAGCACACTCGTGACAACCCAAATAAAGATCGCCATTCTCTACCTCAACTTCAGATCCACAGGCGGCATCGGCATCTTTACCATGATCCCATCTGGAACACGCTTCAACGCCGCAGGCAACAAAGCAAGAGCATACCGAAAACCGACCTCGTCTTGATTCATTATCGCCTCTAAGAGCGGCTCGGACTCTGGAACATTATCTTGAAGCCAGCACAACCACGCATTCCAGGCCTTAGTTTCTTCTTCTTTTTCGTCCATTTCTCCTGCACCTACCGCACTATCAGCGGCTTCCTCTGCGCCTGCTCAGATAGTAGCAGCTCCCGTACCAGATGCACGAAAGCGTCTATCCTATTCGGGCTGCTTTGCCTTTCGTTCTCATGAGGATCCCAACCGCATTGTTCCTCCTCTAGCTCTGGCAGATACCCGACATGATGCACGCGCCCCGACCGGCACAAGGCGGCTACCGGCTCTGCGCGCTCTACCTTCTGTTTACGTGCTGTTACAGGCTTCCAATGTTGACCGTGCCGGTTGGCGCGCTCACGTAGGAGTGTTACATAGTCGGGCGGCAACCGGTTCTGCTCATAGACGCCGTAGTCGGATCGGTTGATCTCGTACGCGGCTACCGCTTCATCCATCCACCTTTCGGGGCCGGCAGCTAGAGTATTGTCCGCGTAAACATAAGCATGCTTATCGCTACCCAGAGCACCGGTCATGATGCCTGCTAAGTCACCCGCGCCCACGCGTTGTCTAGTCGGGTCGACGGCTGTAACTATCCGTTCGAGCGTAACGCCGGCCGGTATGGCTGGGACGCGGAATTCCTGTATGCTTTCCGGCGTCCACAAGGCGCCCTCAGCTTCCTTAGGTAGCCCACCCTCGAGCTCGGTAACCGCATCAGCTGTTCCCTCGAAGCGCCTCATGAAACCGTCTCGAGTCTTCTGATCGAGCGCATCATTCTCGTAGGTACTGCCTTGGACAACGATCATATCAGGGCGCTGACGACGCACGTTATCCTCTTTGCTGCGCGGACCCCACAGAAGATCGCGCGAGAATAGAGAGCCGGCACCGCTGCGCTTTTGAGTGCAGGTGATAATACCTTGTCGGTCGCTCCCACGCCGTAGTATCAACTCCACCTGAGTCCACGCATCGTACGGGTTTTGCCAAGTGGTCATTTCGTCTAGTAGTGCCTTGGACACCTCGTCACCACGGATACGATCCGGCTTTTCGCCCGACATAAGGTTAGCTCGCATGCGGACACCTGTTACAGGATGAGTAGGCCACCATAGTACGTCTTTTGTGAGGGTCGGGCGAAACCACGGCGGCGATATACGCATAATACCAGACGGACCGTATATGAGATCTCGCCGCAGGGTTAGGTGCGTCGCGGCTATAACGGCTACGTATTCGTCCTCTCCGTTTTCCGCGAACTCACGTAGTAACTCCATAGAGACTCGGGTTTTCCCCCACCCTCTGCCGCATGAGAACAAACACCAAAGCCAGTCGCCCGGTGGCAGTACTTGCTTTTTGCGCCGTATGGCGTGCCAGTCGTACGTAAGGGCTAGAGCTAGTACCTTTGCGTCTGTGTCTGATAGATCGGATATTACACGCCGTGTGACGGCAGGAGACTGAGCTGTTAGAGCTCGAGCGGCGACATAGAGAGACTCGTTCATCATTGGAGAGCTGACACGGGTCCAAACTTTGCAACCCATACACGCGGGTATAATCGCCGATATCGTCGAAGCAGCTCTACAAACTCAGCGGTCACTTCTGACGGTACAAGGTCGTATCTGGCACTGCAAAGCGAAACCATAGAGCGGCCGCGTACTAGGTACTCAGGCGCAAAGATGCCGGTTGCCGTTACTGCTAAAGCCTTTGCAAAAAACTCTCGTCTATTCATCTGCTCATCATCATTCGGGTATCTCGTCTCGGGTATAAATGCGCACGTGCCCATAAGCGCGCGGCTGCCTAGCTACCTCCTTATCCCCGTCGACGTCGACAATGTAGCGTTTACCCTTCTCATCACGCGCGTAGCGATCTACAATACCTAGCGTCTCGTTCGCGAAATAGGTATCGTTGGTAACCTCAACACCGTCGAGAAAGCACCTACCTTTGATTAGATCGGAGCCATACTCCTTGGGTACGGCCCAGCCAGAGGTAACGTCCACAACGCGATCGCGCTGGTCAACACGAGGGTAGCCGCCTGCACGCTTCACCAGCCAACGGACAAACCAACCCTTTACACGAAGGCGTAGAAGTTGAAATGCGCTATACACGCTCATATTCTTATATCCTCGCTACCGTCTACCTCACGATCTACCTCACGAACAACTACGTAACCCTCATGGGATCGCACCCAACCGACAGGATGCCGTGCGTGTCGGAGACCGTTTGCGTAAGCCGACTTTCTAGTCTTATGGCGCTTCCGATACTTGGCACCGCAAACCTCTCTATCGACCCCGTGCCCCTTGTCGTATGTGCAAAACCAGATCCACGCCACCGTTAGACCCCTTTCCCAAACTTCTTATTAGCTCTCACGTGCCGTAACCCGGGTGCTGCGTCTTCATATGACGCGCTACGTTTTGAAAGGTCCGGTTGCAGCACGGACAAACGCCAGACGCTATCCGCTTCTTGACTCGAGTTAGGTGCCCGCGGGTGGCGCGGTGAGAGTTTTGCTCGCGCTCTAGGCGGGCGCGCGTAAACTCGTTTCTAGAGCGCTCTATTCTGATCACATCGTTAAGCTTTTCGGCTTCGGTTTTGCCGATGTAGTGCTGTGCGTGCCCGTTAATACAATAGAACATCTTAGAGTGATCCTTAAGGCGCTTCTCTTTGAATGGACTCGGAGCGCAGATCGGCACACCGCAGTTGATACATTCACCCATCGAAACCATCTCAACGTAAAAACTGGTATTTAACAAACCCATAATTCACCTCTCGGCTTCTAGTGTTTCCCCTCTCGTTTAAGCTTTTCGATCCGCCTTGCCTTCTCGATCAGAGCCATGATCCGATCTCTTGTACTCTCCCCTATCTCAGCCCAGCCTACAATGTCGTTTGTATCGGTTAGTATTTTCTCAGCCATTTGCCGATCGGCTATTTGCTTAGACGTTATAGCATTCGAGATGACCGCCCTCCGTGTTAGATAGATAGAGTCGGCGCGCCACATAGCTATGCTTTTCATAAGACGCTCGAGTACATCCGTATCGATCGCCGTGCGAGATGCGCCTAAGCGATCGAGTATGAGCTCCAAGTCATTACCCGTCCGCGCCATCGCTTCGCAGATAGCTAGGTTACGCTTCGAGAGCTTACCCTTACGTATCGGCTCGGGCTCGGGCAGGTGAGACGGCGCAAGCGTGTTGAAGCGCGTAGACTCCTGTGCTGGCGCAACGTAAGCCGTGACGTCGGATCGCTTGTACCAAATGCGCCCGCTCGAGTCCTTGGTGTAGGGCGGTCCCGCTCCGTTGCCCTTCATCCGTAACCGCTCGAGCGAGTTGCTGTTGAGACCTAGGAGTCGCGCCGTCTCGGCATTAGACAGCAGATCATCACCACGTTTTGGCGGCGGGGCAGCAACTTCAGGCAGTTTACCGTCAGTTTTGGGCAGTTTACTGTCAGGCTTCTTACGAGGCTTGACGGCAGCCCTGCGTCGCGGTGCGGCCTTCTTAGGCATATACAGCTACTTTCTCCTTACACCCCTCCTTGAC